GCTTCGATGACGCCATTTAGGAAGTCCTCGTAGGCCTTACGAATGATAACGTGCAGAACCCCTTTGTGGGTCAGCGCCCCTTTGGCCCCTACCTCGATGTTCTGCCTTAGGAGATTGGCCTGTTCCTCTAGTTCCGCCCTGATGGCCGCCTGCATGGAGGCCATGTGCTCCTTGGCGTGATTTTCAATCGACTTGCGGGAGATTTTAGGCTTATTCTCTTCGGCCGGAAGCTGTCTCTCGATCTGGCTGTAGCTGGTAGCTTTGACCAATTCCCGCTCGATGAACTGACGCCATGGTGAGGTACATACACGACAGCGAGGCTCAGTGATGATCGGAGGGTTAAGCTGTTTTTCGGCAGCCTCGATCTCCAGCCTGGACTCTTCGCTGAACTGTCTCCTTAAAGCCTCCCCGGAGGTTTTGTCGAGCACGGCACGACGCTTGGCACGCTCCTCATCGGAGACGCCAATCTCGACCTCCTTGCCACCTGTGTCGCTGATAACCATTATCGATAATAAGAGGCACCTGATTTGGTGCGCTGTTCCTGGGAGTTGATCTTCCTACCCTCGGGGTGGGAACGATTATACATCAAATGATCCGGACGACCCCAACGGTTCTTGTTAAAGGCAGAATCGGGAGTACCTGACTCCACCATAATCTCGCGTCGTTTACGAGAGGTGAGGTGGCTTTCGAAGAGAATCGGATTGGGGCCGTTGATGTTTCTCCTAGCGCCCTCCCCCTGGTACCACCGATGGCCTCTCTTGCAGCGCAATTCTGGGAAATCCAAATAGAGTTGATTGCCCTCCTCGTCCACGAGAGGATTTTCCTGGTCATCAAACTGGGGAACCGATTCGATCTCTCCTGTTTCCTCCCCGTAGGGAAGCCCCATGATTCCCTCGGGATCTTTTTCCTTGCATTTGCGGCATAGCTCTCTGTCGGCATCCGCTTTGAGTAGCTTGTCAGCCTCTTCTTCTAACTCCAAAGAGGAGTACTTTCCCTGAGGGTCAAAGGGGGCGTCCTCAATGATCTCCTCTAGCTCCTCTATCCCATCAGTATTAATCGTTGTTGTCATTTTTCTCCGCGAAGTACTTCTTCGCCAGTTGCAAAACCCCTGCGTCTACGTATTGGCCAACCGAGACTGTAGTGATGCCCATGATTTGGGCAACGTCCTTTTGCTTCTTATCTAATATCACATTGTGATAGATAGCCTCCCGCTTACGGGGGGCCAATTCCTTTAACGCACTGTGGAGATCCCAAAAGGAGATTTCGACTGTCTCCTTCTGCTTTTCTCCGTCCTCATTCCACCAGTAATAGCTATGGTCCAAGATGTGCTTCCGTCCGTCCGCTCCTCCCAATAATCCATATCCCATGACAAGTTCACGGAACTCAATGTAATGCCTCAGTACCTCCCGAAGGATCCTATGCGGAGGTATGGGCGCTGTAAGTTTGTCACTCTTATTTTCTGTTGACATACACCACTATATTAACACATTCACTACCTATTATGTAGTGTACCCGAGAGTAAACAAACCAATAGCTAATGCATCAGTGGGCTCGAAGACTTTCGTTTTACCGTATAGCTCCTGAACCTCGGGTATCAGAGAGCAGACACCATTACGAACCTGGGTTTTGGTGACACTCTTAGAATTGCCCCTAATGGCAATGTGCTTCTGAACAGTACGCGCAGAGACCTGAGAGGTTTCAATCCCCATTGCGAGAGCCATGGCGTGTACGGTCACACACATGACGAGAGCCAGGTAACCCTGGCTAAAGTCATTCATGCCATAGACGGGGACCGTCTCGGTGACCACACAAGTGGGCGAGTATTCCTCTAGAAGCTCAGCGGTGCGACCAACCCAATAATTGGTTAATCGCATCCGATATCCCTGATAGGTCTCGTCAGACCTCCGAGGTAATTCTTCCAAGCCCGAGTCAACGTACTCGGGACCCGCTTCTAAGACAGCCCAACCAGCACGTTTAGCCCCAGGATCAAAACTAAGTACCCTCATATGGTCCAGAGAAGGGCAGAATTGGTTCGACGTGTTCTAGGGGCATAGAACCCTCGGAGATGCAGCGGCTTACGAATTCCCACTTCTCATAAATGAGATCGATGAGCGGCTGATTCCTCACGAAGATTATCTCCTTGAAATCGTGAGGGGTGTCCTTGTTAATGCAGAGAAGCATGGCCCGCTCCTCATTGAAGAAGTCCATGTAGATGTTTATCTGGGCCTCGTATTTGCCAGCAAACATTTCCGGCAATGCCGCTTGTTTAAACGACCCACTACCCATAGTCTTGAAATCCACGATGCCTTTCCAGCCTCGTGGTAGCTCAATGGGAGCCACATCTCCTGAGCCTATTGCGAACTGATAAGGCTTACATTTTCTGTGATACCAAGTTCGGACACCCTTGCGCTCAATTGCGTCAGGCTCACAGAATTCAAGCTTCTCAAGCACGATGTGCTGAAGGAACTGATGCCAGTAGTGACCCACCATCATGGCCTTCTGAGGGAGAATCAACCGAGGGGGTTCATCACTCAGAGTCTTGGTGGCCTGCTTGTATAGCTGCTCAACCGTAGGCGTACAATCACCGGAGGGATGCCAGGCAGGAACAACATCAGCCTTCTTGGGCTCGTAATCGAACTTAAATGGCTCATCGAATTCCTGGATGGCTTTATCCAGGTAGGGGGCCAACTTCTCCTTCTTGGACAGGCTCATGACCAGCTTGCTCTTATCCAGCTTCTTCATATCGTTTCTCCCTGAGGGCATCCTCGCTCGCTCTTCTAACCGTTAGATCTATGTAACCAGACGGGTCGGACAGAATGCTCTCGGGGTCGTAAAACCTGAATGCCAGCACCGGATCTCGACCCTCCGCGTAGGCCTCGTGGGTGATCTTCTCGAAGTCCTTGACCCAGGCAGGCGGCTTCCTCGGTTTGTTGGTTGTTCCCTTGCTCATCTTGCACTCGATTAATACATGTTTGGCCCGCACATCCCCCGCGTCATTGTCCGCAGCGCCCGAAGACTTGGAGCGTCTGCCCCTAAAGAGACGAGCGAGATGTTCCTCCTGCTCCACAGACAGGGCCTTGGTGCTACCCCTCTTGGCCAAAGAACTCCCTCAGCTTCTTGCGGCCCTCGATGATCGACTCTTCATCAAACCAAATGCCATCGGGGTCCTCTGTTTCATTTAATCCCAAGCTGTAGACTTTATCTTCGTCATCCACCCCGACATTTAAAGCCATACCAAAGTGGTGAAGAACAGATTGGTTTACCAAAAAGAGGAGTCCTGAGTCCAATAGCTTCTGAGCTAGATTTGTCCCGGTAATGGGCTCATAATTCTCAACTGTCTTCCACATTTAGTTTTCCTTTGCTAGTGCAATCTCTCGGTTAAGCATTCGCTCCATAACTTCTTTGCGAATCACATCTACAATCTTTGGTTCTTCCTCGATGAACTCAGCTAGGGCTTTCTTGCCCTGGAGTTTTCCCTTTGGGAAGTCTTGATGGTTCAGCCAGGCTCCAGCTTTCTGTAACACACCCGTCACTAACGATGTGGCGATTACGTCACCAACCTTGTCCACACCTAGGCCATACTCCTCAGTCTCGATATTGAAGAAGGTGAACGCGGCGTTCTTGTCTGCTGCCTGGGCCATCTTGTTCTTCTTAAAGGCGCAGATCAATTCCCTACCTACCACGACGGGTTTAGGATCACCGTCTAGCTTGAGGGTGTATTTCTCCTTGCCTGGCTTAAGTTGGATACGAATCTGGGCATGATGTTTGAGGGCTTCACCACCGGGAGACTCGTGGAAGGTCTGCCCCGTGCGTGACTGACCGGCCTGACGCTGCTGGTTGATGATGAGAAGGCCCTGGTTGTTCTTGTAGAGCCTGGGGATCGTGGCGTTTAAACCACTAGTGATTACCCCGGAGGCTCCATAGGCCTTCTTCTTGCCGCCCTCTTCGGTCTCAGAACGGGAGGCCATCGCGCCGATGGAGTCAACCATGATGTAATCCACAAGGCCCCCGTAGACCCATTCGTGAAGCATCTCGAATGCCTCCTCGGCATTATCGGGGTGCCCCACAATTAGGATCTCGGGATCCAGGCCATGGAGTTTCTGCGCCCAGCCCTTATCAAAATGAGGCTCCATGGCAATGATGCCTGGAAGCTTTCCCTGGCGCTGTACGTTGGCTAGAACCCCGTATCCGAGGGCGCTAGTCTTACCCAGGCCGTTGGATCCGAATAGCTCGACCATCTGGCCGTAGGGAAAGCCTCCAATGCCGAGCTTGTAGTCAAGCATCAGGGAGGGGGTGGGCACGACATTAAGCTCATAGTGCTCGTTGCCGACAATGGCAGACTTGTCTCCAAACTTGTCTACCGTGATGTTCTTGGCGTCTTCCGCTCTCTTCTTCAGTGCTGCATTACTCATTTAGTGTGAACCCATCCTCAAAGTGGTAGCTCTCTCCCCAGCGATCATTGGGGGCAGTGTGTCTGATGGTGAATACTCCGGTGTTGCGCAGCTTGAAGAGGAATTTGTACTTTTTCCACTTATTAGAAAAGCATACGAAGGTAAGCTCTTTATCCTCATACTCGATAGTTACTATTCCCATTGCTGCGCCACTGGCTTTCACCTTTGTGGGGCGTATATCTGTAATTGTACCAGCTAATCTGTATTGTATGAACCTTTTGTCAGGTGGAGTATCGCCCCATTCATAGTCATCTTCCTTCTCCTGCCAAGGGGTAACGGCTTCCTCGTAGGTGTCACACTCCTCTAGGACATCGGGGTGGGAGGCGAAGATTTCCTCGGAGTTATCAGACACGATGACCCCTAGGTATTCAAGCTCAAGCTTCTGCTTCTCCCTAAGGGCAATGTCTCGCTCGCCCAAGCGGTCCCAGGCCCCGGCGTCATAGAGGCAAGCGATCTTCTTCTGATTGATCTGCTGCTTGGGGGACTTCAGTGCTGCGACCGACTCTCCCTGGGCGGCTTTCTCTTTCTTCGCCTTTAGGAACTCGTCGTTAATCTCCTCAAGCTGAAGACAGAAACTCTCAGGGGTGGAGACATCTAGGTTCTCCTCGTCTCGCAGTTGAACCACATACTTGCCGCTCACGCCCACGTTGCTCACATCACCGAAGCCGAAGTAGATGGCCGTGTCATGGACGGCCACTCGATCCATGGAGTACTCAATGTCAGGAGGATTGACCTTGATTTTTTTACGCTTAGCCTCACGGATATATTTAGGCATTAGCTCGGCCTTTTTCTGTTGCTCCACAGTCCTGATGCAGGCGATGTAGAACTCCTCGGCGGCATAGAACTTGGCCACCAGGCAGCGGAAGCCAATCACGGCGTAACAGATAGCGTGGGCCTTGTTGAAGGAGTAGGAGGCGAAGTCCTCAATCTCTTCCCAGACTTCTTTAGCCACCTCTTCGGTGAAGCCCTTAGATTCTGCAAGCGAGAGGAAGCTTTTATCCTTCCATTCCTTCTTGCCCTCCCAGATATCGTTAAGCTTCTGCGGTTCCTTCTTGCCCAGGATTTTACGCATGAAGTCTGCCTCGCCTAGGGTGTAGCCGAGCGCACTCATGAAGTTAAGGATCTGCTCTTGGTACACGAACAGCCCATAGGTGTTGCCTAGGATGGGTTCAAGGATAGGGTGGTGAAATACGACCGGACTACGGCCCTCTTTACGGGCAATGTACTCATCACGATCAGGCCCCGGACGGTTAAGGGCTACCAGGATGCCTAGATCCTCCACAGAACGAGGCTTTAGCTGTTCGGTTAGCTGCTTAGCCGCCTGTGTCTCGATCTGAAAGAGGCCAGCCACATAGCCTTCGTCTAATAGGTCCCACATCTCATCCGGGAACTTTTCCTTATCCATCCCGGACCAGTTAATCTCAATTCCTTTTTCTTTAAGCTGGATGGTCCACTCGGATATGGTGTCGAGGGTCTTGAGGCCCAGCACATCTAGCTTGACCAGCTTCAGCGCATCGATGACATCCATGGGGAACATCGTTGCTGGAATTCCCTCCACCTTTCCTCCCCGTAGATAGGAGGGTGCGTAGTCATCGAGGTCAATGTCAGAGATGACGATGCCCGAAGCGTGGATTCCGTAGTTGGAGTTGCGGGAACAGGCATGTTCACACATCTCGATGAAAATTCGACGGTGGTAATAGCCATCAATCCACTTCTCGATCTCCTCACCTACATCCTCCTTCACGTAATAGCGCTTGCCTGGCTCTAGCTCAGGGTTCCAACCGATCTGCTTGTAGCCGTGGATTTCAATCTTCTCGGTCTTCTTAACAATGGCCTTGATTTCCTTCTCCTCTTCAAAGGAAATACCGAAGGGCTTCTTAAGCTTGTCAATGACTGCAATAGGCTTCATCCTAATCACTGTGCCGATAGAGGAGACACGGTGCTCACCCCATCGTTCGATTAGATATTCCCTAATGTCTTCCCTTCGGGAACGGGGGAAGTCAGAATCGATATCAGGGAAGCCATCTGTACGGCCAGGGTTCCAGAAGCGCTCGAAGTAGAGGTCATAGTAGAGGGGATCTACATCGGTGATCCCAAGCGCATAAGCCACAATACATCCAGCAGAGGATCCTCGGCCTGGTCCCCTGTCAATGTCTTCCTTATCGCAAAACTGCATGAGATCCCAGGCCAGTAGGAAGTAATGCTCTAGGCCGTCTGCCATCAGGGCTTCCATCTCCATGGTGGCTCGCTCCCAAGCAGCATCCTCCTGATCGGTGCCTCCATATTTTGCCTCAATCCCTTTCTCTACAAGAGAAATGAAGAGATCGGTGGCACTCGTATCCTCTTCAACCCACGGGCAATCCTTGGGCACAAACACGGGGAGATGGGGGCGGTCTACTCCGGGCAGATGGGCGTTGGCTTCTTCACCTATCTGATAGGTATTCTGAATAGCTTCGTCAACTACCGCATCAGGTAGATAATGAAGAGCTTCGCGTACTGTGGCCTCATCCTTGATGCAGACGGCACCAGGAGGGTGGTACTGCTTGCGCTCATCGATGGGAGTGAAATAGGACTGACCTGTTTGGGCAGCCAGGTAGAGGTCGTGCTGCTCGAACTGCTCCGGGAAGGCATAGTGTCCATCATCTCCGTAGGTGATAGGAATGCCTCGCTCCTGTGCCGCGTCTACCAGTAGTTCATTAACGATAGCTGGAGTAACAGGATCGTCTGAATCATTGTCAGACCAATCGGCGTCACCGGGATAGGTGGTGATCTCGATACGGAAGTTATCTCCCAGGTTATTTAGATACCAATTCAGATGGGTGGTGTCGCCCTGGAGGAGGCCCTGAGGAACCAGTCCTAGAGGACATGCGGAGGTAAATAGGATCCCCTCCTTGTACCTGACAATATCCTCATTGGAAACTCGTCCCACATTGTGAAATTTCTCTCGTTGGGCCGTCGAGTTGACCAGCCTCCAGAGATTACGCAACCCTTCGTCCGTCATAGCAAGAGCGATGAGGTGGGCCTGGTCTCGCTTCTTGCCTTTTTTCTCCTCATAATCAATCCCGTGGTATAGCTCGCAGCCGAACACGGGATTAATGCCACGCTTACGCATGGCCTTATCGAAGTCAATGTGACCAGAGATCACGCCATGATCGGTCAGCCCACAGAAGGGGCAGCCAATCTGAAGCATGCGATCTCCGATCTCGTCAACAGAACTCCAACCGTCAAGACTACTGAATTCCGAATGCACATGAAGACTCATTAACGGTCATCCCAATAGCTAATCTCTACCCTGATCGTTTCGAGGATTCGGGCAAAGATGGCATCGAGGGAATCCGAATCCTCGAATTTAATTAGCCCATGTTCGCGCCAAGAGTTAATCTCCTTGGCTATCTGGGGGTTTGCTTTATCAAATCTCATGTTACCTCTCCTGTGAAATTGATTTCAAAGTTATCACCCTTGCGAAGAATGAAGTGTTTGCCTTCGAAGCAAATCGTCACAGTCTTCCTATCAATTTTAACGACTTCAATCTTGGTGTTTCGCTCTAGTCTAGCTCGTAAGCCGGTACTCATATGCCGTCGAACCTTTCATTTTCCGTTTCTCGATTGGCCATTTATACTCGTAACGTAACTCTCGTACCCGCTTAAGTCCCTCAGATCCACCAACCTCCTTGGAGGCGATTTCATATCCGGGAATCCATTGCCCTTCTCGTTCTGTTAGAAATTCAGCCACCTTGATGAGACGATTAGTGTTCATTTTTGCGTGCTTTGCTAGCTAGCTTATCTACCATGTCATTGTAGAGACTGTCACCGTGGCCCTTAACCCAGATCCACTCGACGTACTCATGGCGATTGACAGCCGCATCTAGTTCTTCCCATAGATCGAGATTGGCTTTACGTTTGTACTCGCCCGTAAAGCCTCGACCCACTAGCTGACTATCACAGTAGACGAGTACTACACATTCGCCTAGCGCATCAGCTAGTGAGTTAAGGCCCTCAATCCATGCCTGCATCTCCATCCGGTTGTTGGTGGTCTCTGATGCTCGCCCTGATTCAGAGACCACCCCGGTGAATGCGTCGATGGCTGCCCAAGCCCAGCCTCCGGAACCATCCTGGTCCCAAGCTGAGCCGTCAGTAAAGAGAGCTACACCCTTCTCCTTATTCAAATCCATACTCTGCCAACTCTTTTTCGATTACATCTTTTGGGAGAGTTTGCAAACCCCAACGGAGCATATTTAGAGCACAATCGCTACGATGCATCTTGGCCATATGTTCTGCGTTGGAAGAAAACAATTGTAAATTCTCTATTCGGTCGTCGGCTGAATCCTGGTTTATATGGTGAACCACCTCGGAAGGGGTTAGTGCCCTGCCTAAATGGTTCATCATTACAACTCTTGCCCATGATTCAGGTTTGGTCCAATCTCGGGTGGTTACCCACCACCTTCCTTGATTTTTAAACCAAACTCTTTTTCCTTTAGATTTGAAATTATGTCCATTTATAAAGCGTTTAGGGAGCCCCTTCACCATGTTCTTTTTGCGATCAGTATATGGAGACAGAGGGGTAAGCTCTCCGCACCCACATTCGCATTTTCCATTGTTTTTATTTGGGATTAGGTTTGTAGATTCCATACCCATTAAGGTACGGATACCTCTACAAACCTAACCCTCTATAAATGGCACCTTTTGTGGCACCGAGATCCACTACGCTGCTTTGGCTTTAGCTTTTTTCTCTTTTTTGGCAGCCGTGCGCTTACGCAGAGCGGCTAGGCGATCCTCCCTAGGGGAGTCGGCGTTAACCTCCTCTTTCTCCTGGGCAGGCTCGTCCTCTGGCTCCTCGGCGGCTGCTTTGCTGCGGCGCTGGGAAGGACGGCTAGCTTTGGTAGCTCCTTTTTTCTCACTCTTCTTTTTGGAGTTACCAAACTTGTCCATCGATTCATTGACCTCGCTGAATAGCTCCTCGTATCGCTCAGGATCAAGGATCTCTTCACAGCGCTTGTCAAGGAGAACTTCTCCAATGACACCCGCTGCCTCAAGGGGCTCTAGGCCATCGATTTTCTCCAGCACGTCATCCAGATCTTCTCCCAAGTACCCAATACCATCCACGTACTCAAGTAGGTTGGTGAGATCTGGCTCGATGGTGTCATAGCCATCGATCTGATAGGTGGTGTTCGAATCCTTTCCGATTCGCTTCACCCTCACAGGTGTTTCATGGACAGGCCAATCCGTGTCGTCACATGAGCGAAGAACGTTGAAGAAGTTCTTGGGGGACTGAGTAACCACACCAATTACTGGCGCGATGACATCTTCAGTCTCGTCCGTGGCCTCTCCGGTCTCCTCGTCAACTACTTTGCGAGAGAATTCTTCCGTCTTGACCTCGAAACCCTTAGCCTTGCGGCGACCACCAACGACCTCCACGATGGGCTCAAGTTCAACAGCGATGGCTACGTTCTTTAGGCGCGGAGTTGCGTCCCACTCCTTAACGAAGCTATCAGTCTTCTCATCGAAGTACGGATCCGTCTTAGCGACCGCCATCTCCGGGTACCCACGCTCAGTAGGAATGAACTCAATCATGTCAAACTGAGGTGACTGATCCACAGGGTTCAGGATGAGAAGGTAACGTTCCTCCCCGTCCTCCTTCCAGAAGATACTTTTCAGGAAGGGCTTAAAGTCCCCGCCTCTTCCAGAAGATTTCTGGGCCTCATCGATTGCGGCCTTGCCGCGTCGAATAGTTCCTGGCATTTCTTTTCCTTTGTTTTGGGCGATTGGCGCGATACGTAGATCGCAATGTGCCCTATTTGATCTGAGTGTAACAGTGAATCAGTTACTCTTCAAGAGAGAGACTCAAAGTTTTCAACTCTGATGGTGACAACTGCGCAGCAGAAGTCTTTTCGGCCTTACGAACGGCGGCTCGAATCTTTTCCTCCGACTCTTTGTCGAGGACATCGTAACTCGTAGCCTGTGTGCGCTTAGTGAATCCCATCACCTATTATGTGCTAGGTGAGGCTAGGAAGGTAGGCCTTCTTGAGGTGTTCCTTAACCATTGCTTCGCCAAGACGGGGGTTGTCTGGCGTATATAGGTCGCCAAGATCTGAGCCCTCATGTAGGTCTACGGTAGGTAGGTGATATACAGGGATGTAGCGCTCCAGATAGCCCGTTGCTTCCTCCAGGAACTTCTCCCCAGGGCCATCATTGTCAGGGGCCAGGATGACCCCCTGGTTTAAACGTCGAAGCAACCTTAGCTGGGGCTCCTTGATGGTGCCTCCGAAGTAGGAGATGGCGGCCACATCGATGCTAGCCAGCATCAGTACTGTGGGCACAGACTCACATACCACGACAGGTTCACTAGCTAGCTGGGCCTTATCGAGGTTAAAGAGAGTATAAGACTTGGGGAAGTCGGTAGTGTTGGTGTACTTGGCCAGCCACTTGGGGGTGTCAGGGTCGTTGATCCAGCGGTTCTGCCAGCCAACTAGCTTGCCTTCCCAGAAGTGAGGGAAGACGGCCGTAGGACCGTAGTAGTCATCATCGATCTTCTCGGGTCCGTCCTTGCGTTGCCTAATGGGGGCCGTCTTCATACCCACCTCCGCATAGCGCAAGCCGTACTCCTCGATAACCTCCTCCGTAATCCCGCGTGTGAGAAACCAGGAGGGATCGTCCTTAAACTTCTCAAGTACGCGGGGATTGAAGTAGGGCAGGGTCTCCTCCCGATGTTTGTCATCCTGAATCATCGCCAGGAAGTCATCTATGAACTCGGAGTCGCTACGAGTATCCCCACGGGCGAACTGATACAGCCACTCGGTGGCCTCGTCCACGTCATAGTCATACATCTCCATGACCAGGGACAGCAGGGAGCCTCCCCCACATACCCAGCAGTTGTAGAGCCGCTTGCCTCGATGGATGGCAAACTTGCCGGTCGTATCGCCGTGCTTATGCAGGCCCCAGACATCGGGACAGTGACCAATGTCGTTTTCGCCATTGGTATCTACGGGTTCGAATTCGATTGCCTCCTTAAAGGCATCCACATCGATCCGGTTAACGAACTCACTGTATCTAATCTTCATTAAACTGGTCTTCAATGTCATCCATATCAACATAGTTCTGTACGCACTCTGGATGGAAAATACGCAGGAACCCTTTCTCGCCCCTGTAGACGATCATTTCTTCATCCGGAGGCTCCCCGCATGGGCACGGGTAGGGGGTATCGTCAGCTAACGCCCAGAAAGGGATGGGTTTAGACATCAATATCTATTTGGAACGTCTTCGGGTCCAGCTTCTTGCCCACGAAGGAAACGGGGGTTAGTTTAAACACCACACACTTGAGGAGCTTGTCCTCCTCGACCTCAACATCGTAGATGAGGCCACCATGGGCGTGTCGCCTCTGGGTAGCATCCAAATTTAAGGCTTTAGTATTAGTCATTATCATCTTCCACTCTTCCGATTATCTCGAAGTTGCATCCTCTGTTCATCTCGACCTTCATTTCCCAAGCGGGGAGGTCGTAATTCCTAGATATCAGTGTACCAATCTCAACCGTATTGGAGCGCCGCATATCCTTGTTGGCCCATAGGCCTAGCGCTAGCGTAGCCGTCTCCTCCATGGCGGCACTTCCCTTTGCTACCCGAATATCGGGCATGCTATCTGCAAATCTTGTCTCCCGGTTGAACTGATGGGCAAAGCAGATGGGACCTTCGTCAGAGAGATTGCGGGCTCGATCACAGACACCCCAATACTGGCCTGTTTCGTTGCTCTCCCCGAGGGACTTACGATTCGACCCCTCCACATATTGAAGCTGGTCAATAAATACGATATCTGAGCCCGCATCTCTGGCTCTGCCAACTAGTCGCTCGATAGATCGTTCGCCATGGTCGGGCTTAACTATCTCAAAGGTCCCCTCTTCGGCCACGATAGTGGATGCTTCCACTATACGCTCCTGCTCCTCAGCCGTTATGCAATTCTGTAGGTAATGCCACCACGGGACATTGGCAGCCATGCATAGGAAACGCATGTAGCTTTCTTCGGCTGGAAGCTCAAGGGAATAGAGCCACACATAGCGCCCTTCCCTTACATTCGCCATCGCCATCTTAATGATCTCCCAACTCTTGTAGGTCTTGGGAGGTGCGATCAGGAACGTGAGGCCTCGCTGCCCGTAGAAGTACTCGTCAAGCTCCTTGTGTCCGAGGCTAGCCCCTGGACCCTGAGATAGTTTTTCCTCGTAAAGCTGGAGCACTCGATCATGATCACCTGTGCCGTACATCTCCCCTCTCCGGGAGAGCAAGCGCTGAAGACGATGACCGTCCTTCACCATCAGGTCGGGAGTAGCTAGCGGCTCCTCCTTGTACCGCTCAGCCACTGCTCGCAGAGCATCGCGGCCGTTGTTTTTCATGTAGCGCTCGCGTAGGCGCTTGATGAGATCCCCGATGGCCGTCAGGGGCTCTACAAAATCAATCTCAAACTCTTCAGCTAGAACAGAAGCGGTGGCAATTTTGCCATGCTCTCTAAAATGGTCGTCAGCCCACTCATAAACCTCTCGAATGAACTCATCCTCGATGAGGTCAACGGAGAATCCCTCGCTACGGAAGACGGCCCACGATTCGAGGTCGGGAAGATGAGAGATAATCTCCTCATCGAGATCGACATTAAATACCTCGGGCATCGAGCCTCTTAGTGTACTCGGGCAGGTGCTCTCCCACTACATAGAAGTCAGCATCCTTTGGAACTTCGTAGGGGTGCTTGATGAGGGAGGCACAACCTAGTCGTAGATGAGGCCTGATTTGTCTCGCTTCTTCCCAGTCTTCCCCGACACGCTTACCGAAGCTGCGAATGTCACGCTGATTCCAAGCCACCAATCCTGTCCAGCCATGAGAAATCATCTTTAATTGATCAAGGTCATAAGGCTCGATGATGGTGGTGTGGGCATAGTAAGACCTGGGGCAGTACCCCACTACCCATACGTAGTCGGCACCGGCTTCTAGGCAGCGATCAATTTCATCTTCACTCCAGGAATGCATGCCCTTAGCAACAATGGGCTTAGAGGTATGCGTCCGTGCATAGGTCACATTCTTTAGGCTACCCAACCACCTCTCTTCAGTATGGACAGATACCATATCGCCATACTCGGCGGCGATCTCGAATAGTTCCTCGAAGCTGTAGTCGGAATCGAATTCGGCAGGGGAGTGTATCTTTACCTCGGCTATAAACATTACGGCTTAAGCTCTCCCGAGGCTACCTCATCCTCGCGGGTCTGAATGAACTCCTCTAGACCTTTGACCCCTCGACCACTAGTGAGGCCTTTCTGTCCGTACTTGGACAGCAGCAGACGGGCGTCTACCACATGGGGGTCGGGAGCAGCCAGGGTGTTTAAACTCCCCTGGTAGGCGACGATCAGATTGAGGGCACGCTGAAAATCATTGAGGATTATCTGCCCGTCGGGGCTCTTCCAAGTATTCTCGTATTCCTGTATCAATTCTTCATCGGTGCAACGAGCTTCCTTACAGGCCCAAAGCGATGCACTAAGCTTCTCAATATCGTGAGCCTGTCTCTCATTTCTAATTTCTAATTCCTTTTTCTTTTTAAGCATCAACATATTCCTTTCCGCTCTCCATTTTCGATTAACTCTTGATTGAGATCCCAGATCCCGTCGTTCTTGCGGGCGTCCTTGCCATTGACCTTGATGTGCTTCTCCTTCGCAGACAACAGAGAGTACGTGCGCGGGTACTCCTTGTCTAGATCCTCGGGGAGAAGATTGGTGGTCAGGATAGTGATCCGTCCGTAGTTAGTTCGGTGCCTAACTAGCTCCTCAAACTTTTCCGCGAAGAGATCATGCTGGGCTGCCGATATGGAACCCGCAACCTCGTCCAGTATAAGCAGAGTGCTGTTCCTAACCATGGCCTCTTCCCTTAGGCGCTGCTCCTCGGGAGCCTTGAAGAGAGACATGATGTTTCTAAAGTTTATGTAATATACTGACTCGCCTAGCTTGATTAACTGGCGAGCAACGTAGGTGGCTAGGAAAGTCTTGCCCGTACCCTGGCTTTTGGAATAGAATCCCAGCCCCACCCCGTAGTGCTTATAGTCTGGCCACTTGGAGATGTAGCCCTCGGCTTCTTTCCAAGCTTTCTTATCTCCCCAGAAGTCATCGGCGTTCAGCCTCATGTACTCCTCGGGTATGCGGGCCAACAGATAGTGCCTGAAGAGTACGGATTGCGTTTCGCAATCGCAGTCGTACTCAGTGCCCAGGCAGACGTATTTACTCGGGGGCCACTCCCTGATCCCCGGAGCTATCTCCGTCTTCCTGACTCCACACGTCGGACATTCGTCTAGCTTCTTGGGTGAGGAATGAATCATCCTCTCCACTTCCTCGAACTGCTGATTCGTCATCCTCGGCAGCTTCAGATTGGTGGGTACGGATGGCTCTAACGATTTCTGTTGCATATTTAACGTTCTCTTTGTCGCTTGCGTCGAGTATGACACATTCCTTACCGTAGCCCTCTAGGGCCTCCACCAGCTTGGCATCCACCACCACATCGTAGGCGTGGCCCTTACTAGCCAGCGTGGGCGTATTATAGGGAAGGTAAAAGAGGGCGTCGTAGTCGTAGAGTTCAAGCTGGATTTGACCCAACATCGTTAATGCCCCTCGTATCTTAATCGTGTCCTCATAGTCGATCCGAGGATACGTAGATAGCGTCATGGAGTGTATCATTATATAGACGGCTGTCTCGTAGATGGTTCCACAAGTGATGGTGTCGTGGCCCGCGCAGGTGACTGCCTGCTCCAAGGTGCGACGATGAAAAATTACCTGATAATTTTCAGCGTAGTTTGCTGTGTAGTCGAAGGCCTGTCCGGTTTTCTTCTGTAGATCCTCGATATATTTATCAATGATTACAGGTTTGGGACCATCCTTAGCCATCGCTCGCGCCAGAGCTTTAGCGAACTTGGTCTTACCTGAGTCAGGTGCTCCTAGCAATCCAATCTTCACTAGAAACCGACCTTAAATCCTCGATCTTTAACGCCACTGGTAACACCATTGATCTTGGCGTATAGATCAGCAAGCTGAACCTCACCCGGAAGCTCGGACTCACCCAAGCCCTGGTTCTTTAGCCACTCAAGGGCTTCCTCGCTGTTGAATGGCTTAAAGTCGATGTCGAAGGCACACCTACCGGGCCTAGAGACAGCCTTATGCAGGGTCTTAAGAGGCTCGTTGGTGGTGACGATGATCATAGTTTTCAGACCGTGCCCAATGAGACCATCAACGGTGTTAAGGAACCGCGAGAGAGCGGGGCTTCCAGTTTCCGACCTGGCCGAGGGCTGAAGAAACTCGCCTGCATCCTCCAGGATGAGGAGTTTCCACATATCCTTTTCTCCCTCTAGGAGAACCTGAATCATGTAGTCGGCGTGTGAACCGAAGAACTTCTCCACGTCGGTGATGTAGTGCATCGTCGCCCACTTTTTCCATTCATAGGCTAGCGACCTAAGGGCAGTTGTCTTGCCCGTTCCCGGTAGGCCTGTCCAGAGAATAAGCTGACCTGAACTAGTGGGCTGAAAGTCTCTTACAACAAACCCAACTTCATCCCTAACGGAAGCCGAGTAGTTGGCTTCAATATCATCCCATTTAAGGCCGTCAACATCTCTGGTTATATGTTCTGGCCCATTGCCTCCGTAACTCCAAAAGTTAATGGGAACCATCATTGAAGTCTTTGGCTTACGTGCGGGCCAAAGTGATTTAGCCTCTGCCATAAGGTCCGGAATAGCGAGTGCGGTGTCGGCGGCTACCTGAACGTAAAGACTACCGTGGTTGTAGTTTAGACTTATAGCCTCATTAGTTCGAGCAATGACAGTTTTAAATTCGTAAGGGGTGGTGTCCCCCGTGTGATAGCTGACGATAGTGGGACCAGTCGGGAGACTATAGATGTCAATATCATCTAGACTTGCGCGCCAGTTCTTATGACCGAAGTGTTTATGCTTACTAAACACCTCGCTTAACAGTTGGCCATATGCGTTTCCTTCAGAGTGATCATATACTGGTAGTATATCCGTCATTTAATATTCTCCGCTTCGATTAACTCAATCATTGTCATTGCCGCACATACCATATCACGTCTGCGTCTAGAAATTCTACCAGCCTTGTAGGCCACCTTAGCAATTCCGTTTATCTCTTTGGTAGTGAGCTTACGATCACCCGAAGGGTCCCGTGGCACATGGATGAATTCTTTACGCTCCCAGCCCCTTAGAGTAACAGGGCTCTTCCCAAGAAAACGCCCCAGGTCAGTGATGGTGAAGTAGAACTTCCAATTCTTCGGTTCGGTAGTCGTCCTCACGACTAAGAGCCTAGCTCCTCAGGCTTAGCTGGCCGAGGCTTCTCTAGACGGAGGGAAATCTGACCCGGAACCATGTACTCAGAGAGGACTTCAAGATCCTCGTGCTCGATTTCCTCTAGTGGCTTAAGCTCCCGAGGCCAGAAAGCTTCGGTGTCCTCTACATACTTATTAAGTAGGCCTTCCGGAATAGACGTAAGCCCATTGTCGTCTACCCAATGGAGAAAATCATTTATGTAGTTAATTCCCTCGGGCTCTACCGGATAGGTGATTCGCTCCCATAGCTCAGGGTGATCCTCAGCTAGCGTCTCATCATCTAGAGATGGGGCCTCCGGGATAGCGTTACGCTGGTAGACCATCCCATCCTTGTGATTAACGAAGATGAATTTGGTCTTCGAGGGATCCTCCCCTAGGAGGACCGTTCCCTCTTCGGGATTCTCCTCTACTAGGACCCAACCGGGGTGGTAAACCCTGACCCACTCGGTGAGATCTCCAACTTCGGGAGCCGGAACCACCTTCTGAGCAAGCGTGCCTTTTGCAACTTCCTTCGAAACCTCATCGAAAAATCTCTGCCTTTCTTTCTTGAGGGCCACTTCTGCAAGGCCCTTATCCTTGTGATGTTTACCTAATTTTTTAGTAATTGTAACGAGGCTCATGCTATCTCCAAGCTGGTGACCGTGGAGCTTCCGCAACGGGGACACACCCCATCTACCTCCTGCTCCTCCGGTCCTATTAATTCATCCCAGCGACAGAGGTTAGCAAACACCTCGGCTTGATGCTTGCAGTGACCTTGATGAATAAATCCTAGGCATTCGCAAATGATGTCGTCTTGTTCTGAGTCTGAATCAGGAACCAGAATTGTATACACCCTATCTGGATCTGAGGAAGACTGGATATGGGTTGTCCACCAGGGTTCACTTGATTCACATCTAACTATCTCGACTAACTCCATCGGTAAATCCTAGCACAGTTACTCGTACGCGGTACGTCAGCATCTATATAGATATTAAGCGTCAGTATTAGTTTTAGAGTTCATCAAAATATAATAGCCCGAGATACTTCTCTCAGTCTTCTCTATATATAGAGCCGACGTGCGCGCGGGAACTAGCAGATCGCTAGCTAGATTTCAACCCCTCGTTGACAAAAAGTCGCAGCAACCTGGCTTCTCACTTCACACATTCACCTAGCGGGGAGTAACTGCTACGATAGTTTGACGACACAGAAAGAGAGCAGGAAGGTTTAATGGAGGCAGCATCATTACCCACGGACATAGGGGTAGAACAACACGTAAGCAGGCAGAAGCCAGTCACTGATGACATTGAAAAGATGGGTCCGTGGGCGACCACCCAGTACCTCGACAAGTACGCATGGAAGGAAGACGGGGAGCCCTCTGAGGTCTGGCCTGACACCGCTTATCGGGTAGTGAGATACGTACTAGGAGCGCTTGGATACACGGACCAAGACCCAGAGTTTCAATCTCTACTTAAATACGTAGTCCAGAGAAAGTTCATTCCTGGCGGGCGCTATCTAGCAAACTCCGGAAAGCGCAAGCATCAGGTCAACAACTGCTTTCTTTACCGATGCGCCGACTCAATCTCAGATGACGATGGGTGGGCAGATCTGGTAAGCAAGGCAATCAAGGCCCTCTCTTCCGGTGGCGGCATCGGTGTCGTCTACTCAGATGTACGAGGCAACGGCAGTGAAGTTAAGTCCAACGGCAACACAGCCACGGGTCCTCTGTCACCTGCCTGCATGGTTAATGAGGTAGCCCGCCACGTCATGGCTGGCTCCCGTCGCTCTGCAATCTGGGGTGGCCTCCATTGGAATCACCCGGACATTTTTGCGTGGATTAACTCAAAGAACTGGTCGGATGAGATCAAGGCAGCCAAGGCTGCTGACTACAACGCCCCTGCCCCTCTAGACATGACCAACATCTCGGTCATCTTGGACTCAGAGTTCTTTTTTGCGTTCGAAAACCTGGAGCACCCCGATCATGACCTGGCCAAGAAGGTCTATTGGGAGACAGTTGAAAATATGATCTCCACGGGAGAGCCAGGGTTCTCCATCGACGTAGGCCAGAACGCTGGGGAAAATCTCCGCAACGCCTGTACTGAGATCACCTCCTCCGATGACTCCGACGTGTGTAACCTGGGCTCCATCAACCTAGCTCGTGTGGAGAGTAAGGAGGAGCTAGCCGAGATCACCAGGCTGGCGATGCTGTTCTTAATCTGCGGGACGGTCTACTCGGACGTTCCCCACGAGGAGGTTCGTCAGACCAGGGAAAAGAATCGTCGCACAGGCTTGGGCTTAATGGGTATCCACGAGTGGCTACTGAGGCGTGGGTATCGATATGAAATGGTGGATGAGCTAAGCGACTGGCTCTCTCTGTGGGAGACCGAAAGCGATCTAGCCGCTGAGGAGATCGCCAACCACCACGACATCTCTGTGCCCGTTAAGCGTCGAGCCATCGCTCCGAATGGAACTATTGGAATCATCGCGGAGACCACCACCTCGGCTGAGCCTGTCTTCTGCGTGGCCTACAAGCGCAGGTTCCTGGATAAGGATAAGAAATGGAAGTTCCAGTACGTCATCGACCCCACAGCAGAGCGTCTGATCCAAGAAGGGGTAGACCCCGATGACATCGAGGATGCCTACTCCCTCTCCTACAACGTCGAGCGTAGGATTAAGTTCCAGGCCGATCTACAGGACTACGTTGACCACGGCATTAGCTCGACCATTAACTTGCCCTATCCGATCACCGACCCCGGCGAGGTGCAGGACTTCGGTGAGATTTTGATGAAGTATCTACCGAGGCTCAGGGGGATGACGTGCTATCCGGATGGCGCTAGGGCAGGACAGCCGCTTGAATCTGTCCCTTATCATGTAGCTCACGCCCAGAAGGGCGTGACCCTGGAGGAGAACCGGGACGGAGCTTGCGCCTCAGGAGTCTGCGGAATCTAGTTGACAATGCAACAGTATCGTGGTATACTATTTATACCATGACTAAACTGTGGCATGATGACGCTAGGCCCGCTCCCGAGGGCTGGACTTGGGCTCGTACCAACGCCGAGGCGATGGAGCTTCTAGCTACCCAGGACATCGATGAGATCTCGATGGACCATGACCTGGGTGCCAAGCTGACCGGCTTCTCCTCCCTGGATATGTACCTAAGGGGCGAATCCAAAGAGGAAGACGGTACGGAACTCGCCAAGTGGATGTGCGAGCGAGAGTTCCTACCAGAGACGATCTGGATTCATTCGCATAACCCTGACGGGGCCGACAGGATGCGGAAGATCTTCCGTGACCATGGGAAGACGGCCATCATCATGCCTTTCAGCGCTCTTAATTACGAAGGATATATGGAGATGTTGGAAGCACTTGACAACGGTTAGCAACCCTGGTAGAATGTACTTCGTCACGGCCCAAATAAAGGATCAAGGTAGGCGGGAGGGATTAGGCCAAGAAATATTTCTTGGGATCCCCCTTAAAACTAGTCCCTCTCGTCTACTGAATCTGTAGAGAATAAAATGTCTTATTTTTGGCATCAAAAAGATGAAGTCGGCCAGCCAGAAGCGGGGAATCTGCCCGCATAGTCCTGGGATAACTACACCCGTAGTAGGACCAGGACCCCCGACCGGACAAGCTCCACGGGGGTCTTGAAATATCCAGAGCAGTTCGTTAACATAGAAGTACAGGCCCTAGTAGCTCAGCAGGACAGAGCAGTCGCCTTCTAAGCGATAGGTCGGAGGTTCGAATCCTCTCTAGGGTGCTTGACAGGATAGGCAAGCGCTGCTATTCTGTCGAAGTACCGGGACGAAACCCACCGGACATAGCCCACCAGAAGTTGAAGCACGGGCCTCAGTCAACGGGATCACGCAGGGTAACCACCTACGTTGGCAGCGGTAACCATACCGCAATGGCACACCGAGGAACCACCTCACCGTGTCGGTCCGAAGCTCTAACAGGCCGGATCTAGTTGCCACAGTCGAGGTCGCGCCCGGAAAAGTAGTGTCCTGCGAAACTAGCTGAGGTATGCAAGCGGCTCAAAGCATGCGGTCTGTAAAACCGTCACCATTTGGTTTCGAAGGTTCGAATCCTTCCCTCAGCACTAAAAGGAACGACAAAGGGAAATGGGAATCCTACAAATCGTTCGCCTCGGGTCTCCCAGCCCGGTCAGGAAACCGGATCCTTAACAGAGGACCGGGAATTGTAATCTTATCCGCCCCCAAGGATGAGAAGCGATGTCAGTCGCGGACTCCGGGGCAAATGGCCCGCTGACACGGACCTAATATCTGAGCAACAGATACCCAACCAAAGATCGGTTCGATTCCGTGCCCTCCTATGAGGGAACGTCGGGTGGTTCCTTACCGGGTGAGTTCAGAGGCGGTATTAGTAGTACCCAGCAGAGTGGTGGCTGCTTTGTAAACCACCACGATCTTCGCGCCATTAGCTCAGTGGTCAACGCACACCTCCGGGTGTGCAAAGAGTTCCGGCCTTTCAAACCGGAGGTCGCGGGTTCGATTCCCGCATGGCGCATTACGCCGGTTATCCCCGGCGAGGGCCAACACCCAAGACGGTGGACGACAGCCACGATAAGCCATAGTTCTAGAGACATGGCCTCTAGCGTGGCGACACAAATCCGTGCTGGGATTAGCTCAACCAGGGCCGAGTATAAGTGGCATTGCCCATCCGGCCCAAGTCTTAAAGCGCATGAGTGGCGGAATGGTAGACGCGCACGGTTGAGAGCCGTGTGTTCGCTTAGAACGTGAGGGTTCGACTCCCTCCTCGTGCATAGCCGATGGGAGCGACGGTTCCCTGAGGTCAGAGGTATTTGGCATTGCTGGCGTACAGAAACACGCACAGTAGGGGAGTTCGATTCTCAGCCCTTGGGCCACCCGGTCCAAGTTCCCACCTCGAAAGCTGTATCCCAGGAGGTCTAAGTCCCGTAGCCACCGTAGCGGGACAGGGATAGCCTCCACGGTGGAGCTAGCTTGCGTGGTGGAATTGGTATACACGCATGCCTTAGGAGCATGTGCCCGAATGGGATTGGGGGTTCGACTCCCTCCGCAAGTACCTAGTCTCCCCTAAGGCTCAATTGCGAGCAGGGATCAAAGGATTTTTATTCCCGATTAAGGAGACGATATATGGTGTAGATGATAGTTGGTGTTAAATCCCATTTAGTGAAAGGGATGGTGACCAAATTGTCTACCATCATTAGTGATGACGTTCTGATCGGCAACCTCGAAGAGGCTGTCCAGAACATCGATGCTCAGAAAGAGGAGGCCGAGAGGGAGTATCACTCCCGCCTCGACAGTCTCACTGAGCGCGAGTCGTTGCTGCGCACTACCCTTGAGGGGCTGCGCGGCAGCACCAACGGAAGTTCACCGACGCCTAGCTCCTCTAGCAGGCTGTCTGTTTCCGACGAGAGGCTTGACAAGGTAAAGCAATACCTTAAAGAGCACCCCCGCTCGAAGCAGACAGACCTCGTGAAGAAGCTTGGTTTCAACAGCGGTACCGTCTCGGTGGCGCTCCGCCTTTTGGAGCAGAATGGGGAGGCCAAGAGAATTGAGAGCGATGAGTCGTCTGGAAAGCCCGGTCGTCGCTCCCAGGTCTGGGACTCTTCATCCAAGAAGGGTCGCCGTAGGGTACCGGCCTAACCTAATCGGGAGGGGGAGTTCCAGGCTCCCCCTCCCAGCTTTACGAAAGGGGAGGAATGGAGATACCCCCGGCCAGAATTAAGACCGCCTATGATCGTACCGTTCGGGCACGAGGCGGAGAGGCAAATCATGATTGCCAGAAATTTCGTGCCGAGTTCAGTAGGCAGTTGAAGAAGGTGGCCTTAGAGGATCATCTCCGATCCTCCAATGATTTTCAGCCGGTCGGGGTGGCAGACGACGGCGATGTTCTTTGGTCGCTAGTAGCGGCCTAGCCTGGAGGGGTTATAGCTCAGTTGGGAGAGCGCCTGCATGGCATGCAGGAGGTCCGGGGTTCGAGTCCCCGTAGCTCCATGACAAATGGCAGTGGAGTCACTAAATACACCTGCCGTCGCCCATGTATGCAGACATGGCAAACCCTACTGCATTGGGGATAACAATACTATCCGGGAGTTTGCCCGCGAGGGTACGTCGGGGTAGGGCGGCTTTTTCTTAGGGCCTTGAGCTCATCTGGGAGAGCACCTGTTTTGCAAGCAGGAGGTGATCGGTTCGAGTCCGATAAGGTCCACTTCCCTTAAGGGGAATGGTGTTAGTGATACCTGAAATTCACTACGACGGTGGCATCCCGTATTATCGTAACGGGAGGTTGAAGGTAGCCAGGACACACCATGTATCTGAAAACCGGACGCTACTTGCAAGAGCCAAGGTAAGGGTGCAGACGTGAGTCTGTGAAGGTAACCGTAATACATGGGGAGGCGGGGAGGCCCGTAGTCCATCGATGATAAACAGCGTGTAGCTCAGCTTGGTAGAGTCCTCCCCTGGGGTGGGAGAGGTCGCAGGTTCGAATCCTGTCACGCTGATTGACCTTAGTAGGGAAATCTCAGGCCAGTACCGAATAGGTCGCCTCTCTTCATCGCCCTGAGTTGAAGAGAGCTTGCTCCCATCGTCTAGAGGCCAAGGACGCCGCCCTCTCATGGCGGAAATCGCGGGTTCGAATCCCGCTGGGAGTACTATGCGTTCGTCAGGCTCAACACTTGGCGGGCGCACCACGGGGTTTGGCGCAGCCTGGTAGCGCGCTCGCTTTGGATGCGAGAGGTCGAGAGTTCAAATCTCTCATCCCCGATAGGCAGGGTACCGATGCATCGGTCCTGTCATGGTAGAACCGGCCTCAGGGCTGCACTGAGAAACGTCGGTAGCCAGGTTAGCCTGTATGCAGTCGGAGGTTAACCAAAACATTCTCCCTTGCGCACCGGGGTTTAACCCGGTAGGCGGGGGGAGAACCACAGGACGTAGTGTAATCTGGCAACATCCTCCCCTCGGACGGGAGAGACTGCGGGTTCGAATCCCGCCGCCCTGACTATGGCATGTGAAAAGAAAACATATTCATCAAAATCACAGGCTGACAAGAGGGCAGCCAACCTCTCAGTGGAGGAGGGCAAGCCACTCTGGTCATATCAGTGTTTTGATTGCCTTAAGTGGCACCTCACATCCAAAAAACCTGCCAAGCGTAGCTACAAGCAACGCGATGGCAAGCGTAATAGAAGGTAGCGCCGATATAGCTCGAATTGGTAGAGCACTTCCTTGGTATGGAAGGGGTTGTGGGTTCGAGTCCCACTGTCGGCTTAGACGTGAGGATAAGGCTTGGACAGACGGGTGGTTTAGCGGCTACCTTAAACAATGCGTCCTGGACAACTGTTAACCATGGCCCCTTGGTCTACCCTCTACGGGACGGTAGAGGGACCCGCCTACTAGGTGTTGCAGGATGGCACACTCCCCTCGTAAGGGAGAGGACTCGGCTCGATTCCGAGAGTGGGCTTCCAGGTTTCGTCGCTGGAGACTCTAGCTAGAGTTTATTGCTGCCCGTGGTCGTGGAGTTCGACGCCATCACTTGCGGGCCTCGGGGTGGAGGTCATGGTGACCAAACAGATTCCAAACCTGTAGGACAGGGTTCGATTCCTTGTCGCCCCGCTTATCCCTCCTGCTGCCGGATGATGTGTTCGTTTCTGCAAACACAGGTAGATCCTGTACCCTGCTGAAGTCAAGCCGAGTCCGAGGCTGAGAACTTGGGAACAGAAAGCCTCAGGAGAAGGAAAGAAGAGAGAAAGACATTCAGGCTGGCCCCTTCGGGGGCCAGCCATTTGGTTCCGTAGCTCAGTTGGTTAGAGCGCTCGCCTGTCACGCGAGAGGTCGCCGGTTCGAGTCCGGTCGGTACCGCTATGCAAACCCAAATGCAAAATCAAAGTCGGGCTTATACGGAGGAGGAGATCCGAGATCAATTTCTCCATCACGTAGCACATCTGGTTCAGTACTGGAACAGCGAAGTGGGTAGTAATGTTCCAGAGGATGAAAGCTCTCGGGGTCGGCTAGAGGGACTAGCCTTTAGCATGCTGTCGGCCATCGACGGTTGCTCTATGTCGCTGCCAGGATTTACTCTGAAGCCTTATCCTCATCCAACAGACAAGCAATATCATATTGATAACGATGAGAATTACTATCCCGACGATGTAGATATCGCGGGTGGTTTGCACGAGCTTATTCATAGTTTCCTTAAAGGAAAACCCTCCTCGTAAGGGAGGATAGCCCCGTCGTTATGTCGGGGGATAACCCCGTAAGGGGACGCATTAGAATTGCCTCAAAGGAAATGGCTTCCTTGAGGAACCGGCCCTCCCTTAAGCCAAGGGTAAAGAATAGCCGGAACATAACAACTAGCTCTATGGCCATGCCTCGTAGGGGTTTAAGTGGGTAGAGCTTGCGCACGATTCGCCAAGTGGTCTAAGGCAACGGTCTTACACACCGTCATTCCGGGGTTCGAATCCCTGATCGTGCATGGCGTACTGGACCACCCTAGGTAAACTGACAGGTGCAGTGGACTCGAAGGCGAACGCAGTCGGGGCGGGATAACCAAGTCATTCCCGGAGCATCCCCGGCCTTGGTGTTAGTACCCAACGGGGAAGTGAGGAATAACTACCCTCTGCGTCAACCATATTTTGTAGGACGATTAACTCAGTGGGAGAGTGTCACATAGTAAACGTGATGTTCTAGGCTATAATAGTTGTTATGACTCCAAAGGAAAAGGGAGATCGCGCCGAGTTAATCGTGGCCGCCGACCTGAGTAGACGAGGCTATCGTATAGCCTTTCCTTATGGAGATAATTGGCCATACGATTTAATCCTTTGTCGTAAGCCCGACCAATTTGAGCGGGTAGAGATAAAGTTCACCGAATCAGATGGCGAAGCAGTTTTGGCTAGAGCTTCAACCCATTCTACCGTTAATGGACATCGGCAAAATACCCGTAAGTATACTCTTAGTACAATTGATTGGTTGGCGGTGTATGATGCTACGTCGGATGCTTGTTACTACATCCCAAGCAAGGAGCTTGGGAAGGGTATAACAATGTTAAGTCTACGCCTTACAAAACCAAAGAACAACCAACTTAAAGGCATACGTTGGGCCTCTGAATACAACGTAATTTAGGGACGATTGGCGCAGCGGGAGCGCACTTGGGCGACAACCAAGGGGTCACTGGTTCGAATCCAGTATCGTCCATAGCAACACCTCTCTAGTTGCAATCCCAACACGGTAACCAACCCGTGTAAGTTGGAGCGCCATGAAGTGTTGCTTACGGGCCTGTCAGGCATTCGATTGGTGTTTGACGAGTCTTCTCTAGTGCATCGGTGTGAGTACACCTACCTACTCAAAACAATAACCGCAGACTCTAAGTCCGCAGCCCGCGCTCTCGGTGAGTTCCTTGCTGGTGAAGAGGAAGTAATTCCTTCCTTTGCCGGTCCGGTTCTCGTTGAAGGCCAGGCAATCTACGCCGTTTAAACACGGCGGCGGGAAGCCCATCCTAGGACCAGAAACGGGCAACCGAAGTACGCTGTACCCTGTGCAGGGGATCGTTATAGTTGCGTAACCTGCTGGTAGCACCCCGCGAAACGTTCTTGGACGTAAACCAAGTGGTGGAGACAAGCCAGCCTTGTCCCTAAGATGCTAGAAGCTAGGTTGATGAACGCACTAAGACGGCGGTTCGACTCCGCCCAGGTCCACTCGCTTATCAGGCGTCTGCTCTAGTCAAGCAGCCTGCCCTTGTAGCTCAACGGAGAGAGCGATGGTTTCCTAAACCATGCGTAGCGGGTTCGACTCCCGCCTTGGGCTTTCTTGTAGCACAGCCATTACGTAGGGCTCGCTTCTCGGGAACGGACAGATAATCCGAGTTGCAAGTGGTCTGTCACTTGTGCCTACAGGAAACTGGAAGATAAGCGAATGGAAAGCGGACAGGTTGCTACCTTGTTGCCCTTAACCGGGTTGTGGGTTCGAGTCCCATGTCTTCCGTAAGTCTTGGTCCTCAGTCATGGCCCTCGGGTCGGTGGGATAGCCCCACGAAAGTGGATCAGGTAGGAACCTCCCGGCTGAGATTAAACGGTCAATAAGTAGCCTACGCCTACCAAGACTTAATTAAAATGTTGGGTCGCTGAAAAATTTTGCGGCTCGCGTGTCTAAGAATAGTATATTGTCAATGTTTACTGATAAGGAATGACAATGCCAAAGCAAGACCACAGCGTGGGCGTGATCGTCGGGCGTTTTCAAGTGCCCGAGCTACACAAGGCCCATGTCGAACTGATCAACATGGTCTGTAACAAACACGACAAGACCATCATCATCCTAGGGGTCTCGCCCCTGATGGTAACCCAGGAAAACCCGCTTGACTTCGAAGCACGCAAGCAGATGATCCTTTCGTACTACCCTGAGGTAAGTGTCGTTTACATCAAGGATATGAACGGGGATGACATCTGGAGTAAGAAGCTTGACTCCATCATCGTGGACCTGATTACTCCCTCCCAGAAGCCAATGCTTTACGGAGGTCGAGACAGCTTCATCGCTCGTTACGCAGGGAAATTTGATACCACGGAGCTAGAGCCCGAGGTCTACGAGCGCTACTCAGGCACCGAGATCCGCCGCGAGGTAGCCAGGGGTTCTACTAAGGCCAGCCCCGACTTCCGCATGGGGGTTACGTGGGCAGCCCACTCCAGGTTTCCCACCAACTACGCCACCGTGGATATCATTATCCTTAACGAGGAGAGGGACAAAATGCTCCTCGCTCGCAAGGAAAATGAGATCAAACTCCGGTTCATCGGAGGCTTTGCGGACCCCCGCTCTGAGACCTACGAGCAGGACGCTCGTAGGGAGGTAGCGGAGGAGGCCCACATCGAAATCACTGATCCGGTTTACATTGGCTCGCTGAAGATCGATGACTGGCGCTATCGCAATGAGGTGGACAAGATCAAGAGCTTGATCTTCGAAGCCAAGCACTTCTCCGGTTCACCCAAAGCTGACGATGATATCGTTGAGCTTCAATGGGTTGATGTATCGGTAATGCGGGAAGGCATTACAAAGGGTATTCTAATGCCCACCCATGAGCCTATTTTGCGGCTCTGGCAGCACAAAAACCAAGATCCGAGTTAATTGTTAAAGGATAAGGAAAAATGCACACGAATCTAATTCTGGCCACGGACAGCTACAAGCTGACCCACTGGAACCAATACCCCAAGGGCACCACCAGGGTTTACTCCTACTTGGAGAGCCGGGAGGGAGCCACGTACCCCTACACGGTCTTCTTCGGGCTCCAATCGATCCTGAAAAGATTCATGAGTGACCGGGATAACCCCGTCACGAGAGCCGACGTGAAGGAAGCAGATGAAATCGCTAAAGTTCACTTCGGTCGTGACCTCTTCAACCGTGAGGGTTGGGAATACCTAGCCGATAGGCGAGGGAAACTTCCCCTTGTCATCAAGGCCGTCCCCGAGGGCACTGTCGTGCCTACGGGTAACGTCCTGATGACGGTCGAAAACGTCGAGCCCGAGTGCTGGTGGCTGACCAACGCTATGGAGTCGCTACTGACCCATGTCTGGTACCCCTGCACGGTGGCTACGCTGAGCCGTGTGACCAAGCAGCTAATTGCCGAATACCTCATGGACACTTCGGACGCAGGGCTCGCCCCGCTTCCCTTCATGCTCCATGACTTCGGCTACAGGGGTGCAAGCTCTCACGAAAGCGCAGCCATTGGTGGCGCAGCACATTTGGTGAACTTCAAAGGCACCGACACACTGCCCGCCATGCAGCTAGCCCTTCAGGACTACGCTGCTGACCTGGAGACTCTTGCCTTCAGCGTCCCGGCTACTGAGCACAGCGTCATGACCTCCCTCGGGAGGGAGCACGAAGCAGATCAGGTAGAGCGCGCTCTCCAGGAGAACCCCGAAGGGATCCTCTCGGTGGTAGGCGACAGCTACAACATCTACGAGTTCGTGCAGCGAGTAGGAGGGCAGTTCAAGGCAGAGATCCTAGCTCGCGATGGCGTCTTCGTGGTCCGTCCTGATTCGGTGACTCGCGACCATCCCAATCCGGGGATGCTCGTGGCCTGGATCCTCAATCAGCTTTGGCACGACTTTGGAGGGGAAACTAACTCCAAAGGCTTCAAGGTTCTGGACCCCCACGTAAGGGTCCTATGGGGAGATGGCATCGACACCCGTGGCATCGAGAGGATCCTCGGTCGAGCGAAGCTTGAGGGCTTTAGCGCCGAGAACCTGGTCTTTGGCATGGGCGGTGGTCTACTCCAGAAGGTCAACCGAGACACCCAGCGCTTCGCCTTCAAGTGCAGCGCCCAGGAACGAGATGGTGTCTGGCACGACATCTTCAAGGACCCCGTTGATTCAACCAAGAGGTCCAAGAAGGGTCGGCTAAAGCTCTGTCGGTCTTACAACGACGGATCCTTTTACACCCTTCCGTTGGATGCCGAGTGGGTACATGGTCCTGCCCCAAGTATACTCCCCGATAGCTCGGAGGATCTCCTAGAGACAGCCTATGCTCACGGGAGCATCTTCCGAGTAGAGAAGTTCGAGGATATTAGGAACCGCGCAGCGCTCCCCATGGAGCTAGTCGCGGCGTAGTTTAAACGGCCCAGGCACCCCTCTATGAGGCGGGAGCACCGCCGTATCGCCAGGTAAAGGCTTGGATAGCCTGGCACATTGGTTGGTAGCTCAATTGGCAGAGCGCTCGGCTGTTAACCGAGAGGTTGTGGGTTCGAGTCCCACCCTTCCAGCTATGAGTAGGGTAGCTCCCTGCTCAGGACTGGCTGAAAAATCCCTCGTCAATGGGGGATAAGGCAACATCAGGCATTAACAAAGCATCTCTTCAACGGGGAAGTCCCTGAGAGAATGGTGTGGCAGAGGCTTAGCGGCCCGAGCAGGTGTGCTTAGCGGCAACTGATGGGTACTCCTAGCAATTTCGATTAAAACCGACATTGACCTAGGGTTCAGGGTAGGCAATCCCTGGTCCACCCGGCGACGTGGCGGAGTGGCTACGCAACGGTCTGCAAAACCGTTTTACACCAGTTCGAATCTGGTCGTCGCCTTATGCAGGGTAGTTACCTGAAACATGGTTTGCCCTGCGCTGGGAAGGTGTCCGGATGGCACGAGGGGCTTGTCTTGAAAACAAGTAGGGCGCTTATGGCGTCTCCGGAGTTCGAATCTCCGACCTTCCGTATGTTAAAGCTAAATCACCTATGCCCCTATTGCTTTGAAGGCTATGAGGTGGGCACCGATCATCTTTATCAGTGTCCCCAGCTTCACGAGAGAATTCTAGATATCCATCCAAAGAAAAGAACTCGTAGAAGTGAACCCCTTGATGCGCTAACTCATAGTGCTATAGTGGACGGCTGTAACTGCAAACACTGCATTGAGGTATTGGAATGGCAACAGCTAAAGCAAAGACTTATCTTGTCTGCTCATCAGACGGAAGCTGGCACCACGAGCCCATCCTAACAGATGATCCTGAGAGCGCCGTTGAGCTTTCGGATACTGAGTGGAACAACGGCGAGTATATGGATACCGTATACAAGGTGTATGAGTTGGTCTCCGATAAGCCAGTCGAACTAAGGCCTAGGATCAGGCTGACTCCAGCATGAATCCGGTAATGTATATCTTCCTCAATCGAGGCCTCGGCATGACCGAAGGCAAGATTGGGGCTCAGTGCGGACACGCAGTGAGCAGGGCCGAGGCCCAGAGTAAGCCTCACCTCCATGCTGAATGGAAGAGGGGAATGCATGAAACCAAGCTCGTGATGCTGGCCGAGGATGAACAGCACATGCTTATCATCGAGCGCTACATCAGAGACCGAGGGTTTCATACAGAGTTGATCATTGACGAGGGACGTACCGAGGTTAAACCCCATACGATCACCGCCATGGGTGTGGAGATCGTAGACAAGGATGACCCCCAGGTGCAGGCCACCTTCAGTGACTTCAAGCTCTATAAAAAGAAGAAGGTACCGAAGAAGACTCCTTGGTACCGAAGAAAGGGAAGTTAAGTGTTTAAACGATCTCCCGAAGAGGATTTTGATACCCCTTCGCAGCTAGCTACGGAGCTAGACGGTCACAAGAAAAGGTTCGAGACGGGACGACAGAACGTCCTCAGTCGGGCCACCCGCAAGGTCGCCCATCTCTCTGAGCTTGAGAAGCAGACCATCAAGGAGCGCCAAGCTCACGAAGAGTTGCTTAAGGCTGCCTAGCGCAGCCAACTGGAAGGGAACCGATTGGCGAGGAGCCAAGCTGGAAACTTGGTAAGGGGTTCATGTCCCGAGTGGGTTCGATTCCCACCCCTTCCGCTGGGAACATAAGCGAATGGAAAGCGAGCCGTTTCGAAAGCGGTTGGGGTTAACGCCCTTGCAGGTTCGAGTCCTGTGTGTTCCGTATGCAAGACACAAGAGGTACAACACTAGAGGTGGGCCAGGAGGTTGCGTACAACCTCAGTGGCGAAGTAGTTAAGGGTCGTATCCTAAGCCTGGATGAAAAACCATCCAAGTATCATGCAGCTTGGGGTAGTACAGACCAGATCATTAAGGTTGAACTTCTACTCTGATAAGGTAGTCGTCCGAGTTCGATTCTCGGTATCCCTATATGAAAATACCACCTGAGAAATGTGGAAAAGTAATAGGCCTGATTGCTAGGTGCCAGCGCCCGGTGGGCCACGAAGGTGACCACTCGCAGTATTTCCTTAAGCTAACTGCTGAGGAAAAGGACGTAGAGGCTCCTCGCATGAAATATGCGAAACAGTAGGTCTCTGAAAAAATTTTGGGCTACGCGCGCCCGAGATTAGTATAATTAGCCCTCGTATCCCAATTGGCAGAGGAAACGGATTCAAACCCCGTAAAGTGAGAGTTCGAATCTCTCCGAGGGTATGGTAGTATGCATTCAACGATGCGGTGAGGTGGTCGGGTTGACCATCCTGGTCTCATAAGCCGGGGAGGAGGGTTCGAGTCCCTCCACCGCTATATGAAATACGTCAAAAAGACAAAGTATAAAGTCGAAATTGACTTTGACGGAAAATGGCGTATTAAGATCGCTGAGAAGGAAACACACGATCAGCGAGAAGGTAGTTGGGTCTCCAAATGGGGAGATTACCGAAGCGGGACGGCTTCCACTGTGGAACAGGCCAAGGGCGAAATTGAGGAGATTCTGCTTGCCCTTAGAGAAATAAAACGCCACGAAGAGGAAAACGCCGACTACGAAGTTGAGATTTAACATGCCTCAGTAGGTGAAAGCTTGCTGAGGCCCCATTCCGGGATCGTCCAATCGGCAGTGACGCTGCGCTCTGAACGCAGAAATCGAGGTTCGAGTCCTTGTCCCGGAGCTAACGTCGCTTATGCATGAGCGGCTAGGTCAATCGGGGTTCGATTCCCATGGAAACGGTTGGCCGCTTTGGAGGGTCGTCTAATGGCAAGACAGCGGACTTTGAATCCGCGAATCGGGGTTCGAATCCCTGCCTTCCAGCTTGATGACAGTGAGGCTTTCGGCTACTTCGTTGACAAAAAGACCGTTATAGTGGTAGGCCACTTACCCCGAAACCGTTTTCTTCATCAAACCTTTTGGGAAGTGAGATTTAGAGTTACTTCGCTCATAACGAAACCAAAACACTCTGGTCGATTTTCTCCCAATTAGCCCCTGTAGCAGAATTGGCATATGCGCTGGACTTAAAATCCGGGTCTTTGGCCTTAGAGCCTTGTGGGTTCGACTCCCACCAGGGGTACTTCGAGTAGTGAGAATAAGAGTTACTTCGGCATAGAACCGGGTGATGCGGTGTTCGAGTCCCGTCTGCGGCCATTGGCTGCGGTAGTTTAATTGGCAAAACCCCTAACGTTCTCTTTTCGGTTTTCTCTCGAATTAAGCGCGAGTGATGAAAATCACATACGTTTGCAGGTATTCTTTGGTAACAATAGTGATGTTAAACGTTACTTCGGTAAACATCCAGCCCACCCGGCTGGCCTTCTAGGTTCGAATCCTAGCTCGCGCACTGTAGTACAGCAAATACAATTCTCCTTGTGCGAAAGGAAGTGGAGTTATGTCTAGATTCAATACAGTTTCCCCCGTTCGGGCATCTCGTGTGCCCGACACCAAGAACTTGGCTGGAGGCGATGCCTTTAGCCAGGACGCAAAGCTTGAGCTAGCTTCGCTGGTCACGACCAACATGGTAAGTGACCAGTATTACCGCTCAGCCGATGATGGTCTTCAGCGCATGCGTGAGCTAATCACGGAGGTTGACCCCCTCTATGCTGCCAAGGCAGCCGTGTACGCTCGTAATGAGGATGGAATTCGTTCTATCACTCATGCTGTCGCAGGCGAGCTTGCCCACGGGGTTAAGGGCGAGCAGTGGACCAAGCGTTTCTACGATGCCGTAGTTAGGCGTCCGGATGACGCTACTGAGATCCTTGCCTACTACCTCTCCAGGTATGGTAAGCCGGTCCCGAACTCTCTCAAGAAGGGCCTCGGCTCCTCTCTGGGTAAGTTCGACACCTACCAGCTTGCCAAGTACCGTGGCGACGGTAAGGCAGTCTCGTTGGTCGATGTAGTCAACATCTGTCGTCCTCGTCCTACGGATAGGAACGGCGCTGCCCTTAAGGCTCTCGTGGAGGGAACTCTACGATCTGAGGGAACTTGGGAGACCAAGGTCTCGCAGGCCGGAAAGGCAGAGGATGTCGAGGCTGCAAAGACCGAGGCATGGGCTGAGCTAATTCGCGAGCGCAAGATTGGCTACTTCGCCCTTCTTAGGAACCTCCGCAACATCGCAGAGCAGGCTCCCGAGCTTGTTCCCGAGGCTTGCGCGCTCCTAGAAGATGAGAAGCTAATCCGCAACTCTCTCGTGTTGCCATTTAGGTTCCTTACTGCCCTACGGCAGCTAAGTGCCTACCCCATCTACGCAGTTGCCATTTCTAACGCTTTGGACATCTCTCTTGCCAACGTCCCCGACTTTGGTAAGGCACTTGTCGCAATCGACGGATCTGGTTCCATGAGTGGAGCGGTGGCTGGCAACATGGAAATGTCGCGAAAGCTACTCGGTTCCTTGTTCGGCGCTGCGCTGTTCAAGAAGAATCACTCCGACGTGTTGGTTTTCGGAGATACGGCAGGTTTCGTCTCCGGACTTAACCCGACCGACTCTACGTTGACCATCACTGAGCAGATTAATCGTGCCTGCTACGGCCACTCTACGAATTTCCACGCGATCTTCGAGAAGGCCCAGAAGGCTTACGATAACGTGATTATCTTCTCGGACATGCAGGCCTGGGTGGATCGAGGCTTCTACGGAAGCTCCTCGCCTATCCAGTCATTTGCCAACTACAAGGCTCGAACGGGTGCTAAGCCCAACGTGTTCGCCTTCGACCTAGCGGGATATGGTACCGCCCAATTCCCTGCGCCGCAGGTGTATCAGTTGGCTGGCTTCTCGGATAAGTCCTTGGCGTTGATGGATGACCTCAAGACCGATAAGCTCGCTTTGGTCCACAAGATCGAAGCAATCACGTTTTAACGCTTTGCGGGCTGTGCGTTTAAACAGCCCGCACATGGTGGCCATAGTTTAACGGTTAGAACTTCGGGCTGTGATCCCGACAATGAGGGTTCGATTCCCTCTGGTCACCCCTCAGATCATTGTCACTCCTTATTTCGAGGCCGAGTCCCCGACGTAAGAGGTGATGGCAACTGAAGCAGTAAATTTCACAGTTACAAAGGAAGGCGAACAGGCCAAGCTGACCTGGACGGCCTCGGAAACCACCAATCTTCTAAATTGGTTGATCGAAAAGAAGGTCGGTGCAGAAGGCACCTGGGTTAAGCTCCCAGAGCTTGAATCCACGAAGACCTCTACCGAAGTCCCGATTGGCGAAGGTCAGACCGTCTTCCGTGTTTGGGCTGTTGTTAAGCAAAACGCCAAGGAAGCCTCGATCACGGTTTCTCCGCCTGCGAGCGAACTCAAGCTCGCTCTAACTGCTGATAAAACCGGCGTAGAAGTCGTCTCTAGCCCAGGGCTCGTAGACTTCGCTCTCTGTGCCACCAGTGCCGGTGCCGAACCGCTATATGAACCAAAAGGTCTTAAAGTCGGCGGCATTGCCAAGGGTAAGGTGGGCCACGAATGGATCGACGCCCATGTAACGGGTGCCTCTGAATGGTGGTCTAAAGCTCACGGCCGCATCAAGGTCACAGTAGCTTCCGTAGAACCTCCGCCCCATGAAGAACCACCTCACGAAGAACCACCCAAAACGGGAGTGTTTAAGCGAGGAATCAACGCTGGCGGATGGAACATCAACGAAGAAGTCTCCGCCATCAAGCAGTGCGCTGGTTCACATGAAGCGGCAGTCAGACTTGAGACGCCCGGTAATACCTCTACATACTCAAACGCAGGTATCGGCGTTATTTATCTTGAATCGGGGTACAACACTAGCGGCGTAGCAGCGATTAGCATTAGCACTGCTGAAAACAACGCTAGGAACACCCTTAAAGCCCACCCGGACATCTGGTGCTACGAGTACCTAAACGAGCCTGGTGGAAGCTGGTTCTTTGGGGGATCCGCCCTATCAGAATCCAACGCGGCAGCCTATTGTAAACAGCTTAGGGCTGTCAAGAAGGTCATGCAGGAAGTCGGCTCTAAAGCGCTTCTACTCGCCAGCTTCGACGGTGGACACGACAGCGAAAACACCTGGGGCCATTACATGCTTAAAGCAGACCCAGGGATCGTAAACGTTGTCGATGCTTTCTCCAACCACCCATACGACGGCGGAGGTGCGAATCCTAATTCGACTCTCGTCCATTGGTCGCTGGTCGAAGAAGGTCACAAACTTACAGGTAAACCATGGATAATCTCCGAGTACGGACGGCCATTGACCGAAACTACAGGAGATTCCCCCAAGAGCACCGAAGCTCAGCAGGCAGCCGCCGATGGAGCTATGGTCAAAAAGGCCAGAGAATCTGGTTACTGCTTGGGCGTCACCATCTATGGGTACCGTGGCGGTAAATACGGAGTCTTTTCCAGCAATGGATCTGCGCTACCTGCCGTCGCTGCTATAGCAAATGCTTAAGCTCCCGTAGCTCAGTCTGGTTAGAGCAACTGTCTTATTAACAGCGGGTCCGGGGTTCAAATCCTCGCGGGAGTACTTGACTTCGCAGGCGTCTCCCGGTATACTATCCACCCATGGATCCCTCTGTGGCGTGTCTAGTCAAGAAAAGCTATGACACCCTAGAGGAAGCCATAACGGCGGGTAGCCGCGTGGGATATCAGCTTCGGCCTTACTTTTGTCCTTGGTGTAGCAAGTACCATTTGACAAAAGCCTCCCCGGATAAGTTTAAGTATAATTTCGAGAAGCGCAAAAGAAGCAAGCGTGGTAAATCAAACCGAAAGGTAAGAAGATGAAGTACAAATCGACGGTTAGGAATTCAGCCTAACCAGCCTCCGTAGCACAACGGCTAGTGCGTGGGTCTTTTAAACCTGAAGATGAGGGTTCGAATCCCTCCGGGGGTACTGTCCAACCATAAGGACAAAATCCTAGACAGCAGTCTAAGGAAAAAGGAAGGATGGTCGCTTACTATATAAGTATGAGCAAAAGACATATAGATGCGGTCATCAGAGCTTGGATACTTGAGCAAGAAAGACTTAAACATGAAGACAGTCTCCGTAAAGGATCCCGACGCGGTACCAGATGATGTTAAGGACTTCATTCGGAAAAAGTACCCCGTGTTCGCGGATGTTGTAGAGAAGGGCGGCGTAGCCGTAGAGGTAGAGCCCGGTAAGTGGGGCTATGCCGATCCCGATCTAGTGGAGGAAGTCGAGAAGGGCACATAGCTCAGTTGGCAGAGCAGCAGACTCTTAATCTGAAGGTCCAGGGTTCGAAGCCCTGTGTGCCCACTAGGGATATGTAACAAAAGTTGGCTTTAGAAAGCGGCTCTTAACCGCTGGCACGCAGGTTCGATTCCTGTCATATCCATTTTATGCTCCGTGGGTCTTATGGCAAGGATTCCGGCTTCTCAGGCCGCGAGATGATGGGTTCGAATCCCATACGGAGTGCTACGGTGTGTTGCAGGATCGTTCCCTGCTCCCGACTCGAAAGGGACGGGGTATGCCAATTGGGAGAGCAGCCGTATTGAATTTCCCCTCTGCCATCGGTAAACTATGAGGAGGTGATGATATGAGCAGAGCTAAGATGTATGTTGACCCGACTGGAGTCGAGCATTGGTTCGATTACAAGTCGCCTGCTGATGTCAAGCACCTCGAACTGCTTGCCGATGTCACTCGGATTGATCTCGATGACATTTTAGAAGAGAACCTTTCTCAGCGACAGGTTCTCTACAGGCTGCACCAGTTTGACAATCTCATCCCTGAGAATGTTTTGGTGGAGCGCCGTGAGCGTCGAGAGCAGGCTCGGCAGGACCCAGCCTGTCGGATCTGTAGTCAGCACGGTTGGGAGTGCGATGGGCGAATTACCCGTCACCACTTCGTGCCTAAATGGCTCATGCGCGAACTAGCGCATTACAACCGATACGCTGCCCGCTCAAAGTGTACGATCCCCGTGTGTGTAGGACGGCACCAGGATCTTCACTACAGAGGTATTGGTGATAAATCAATTGCCGATTACCTTACGGACGAAGAGCGAGCGCTAACTGAGGCAATGCTCAAGGAGCTTAAGGAAGAGCGACCTGTGATCTTTGACCTTATGGCTTCCGGTACGACGGACAGCTACGAGTACTCGCTGATTCGCGACTTCCAACTCGGCAAGTTCCGCGAGGATGTGGTATCCTCGGAAGAGCCTGCACGTCAGGTTCTTACCGTAGGCCAGGCGGGAGCCTAACCCCAATCCCGCCAACTAGGCCCACGGGGTAAGCCGGATAATACGCCTCCCTGCGAAGGAGGAGATAGCTGGTTCGATTCCAGCCGTGGGTACTTCATCGGGAGTCTTCGGACTCCCGGCCAGCCCTGTCCTCCGGACGAGGACCCAGGACTTCGAATCCAGGCAGATGCGTTCGACTCGCATACGGGGCATATGGGTAAACATAATCACCTATATCGACAGGTTGGACTAAGGAGCGGAAACGTGTCACTCGTAGCCAACGTAGAAGATCGAAAGGATTTGAGGGTGGGGAAGGTCATCACCCTGAAGGATGATCCTGACGGCAATCCAAATCGAGAGTGGGGGATAGAGTGGGTTTCCCCGCAGATACGAGAGCGCTATGAACTTGAGCGCTCTTGGGACAACAACATTTAGTAGCACCGGGCCAAGGATGGCCCCACGCGGGATTCGTATATCGGCTATTACGACTGGTTGCCAATCAGTAAAGGAGGGTTCGATTCCCTCATTCCGCTTGCAGAGACGGTCGCTGGGGTCCGATCCCCCAGAGGATGAAGTTCGAGACATGCTGGCGGGGGAAACCCTGTCATTGGCTTAATCACACCAAGTGACACCGGCCCAGAGCGGAGGTACGTCCTCGCTGGTTACCGGCGCATGCAACCTCAAGCAGCGAAACCTAAGGGCTTTTGCCTAAGGTCATAGCGGGTTGGGGGCACTTCCCGGTTAAATGGGAAGCAGCGAGAATCGTGTGGGGGCTCCGGGTTACGTGAAAGACGGCCAAAGAGCCTGGGATCCTGAGAGGAAAGCATATTCTCGGGGGAAGTGAAATCGGCACGCTCGCTGAGATAGATGATCGTCTGAAAACCAGAATCTCGGCTATCTGCATACGCCGACCTAGCTCAACTGGCTAGAGCACCTGTCTTGTAAACAGGAGGTTAGGGGTTCGACTCCCCTGGTCGGCTTTTATTTAGCTAAACATTCCATCACTTAATGAGTGATGACAGCACCGCACCAACAAGAAGTCGTAATTCGTTTCATCGAGCGTTGGCCCGCTCACGAACCTCGTGAGAAGGATCCGCATTACAAGCTCTTTCATCAGGCCAAAGCCCGTCTAAAGCGACAGGGCCTTTTGGTCTGCCAGGTCGAGTCCGATTACCACTACGGGCAGATCGAGCTTCATCACTCAAAGGTGGAGTTCGCGCACGCCAACGACATCGACCTCGAAAAGTTTAATCACGCATACGGCCTTCATCTAAGCGATGAGGAGTTCCAGGAATACATCGAGCAGGAGGGTAACCTGGAGCCGCTATGCACGCTTCATCATAGGGGCCAGGAGGGTGTTCATTCGCTCCCCGAACCGGAGTGGAATGCACTACGTACCTCCAAGGACCCCAAACACATGATTGAAGCTATCTCGAATAACGAGATTCCTGTTCAAAAGCCTAAAAACTAGCGGGCATAGCTCAACGGTAGAGCCCTTGCCTTCCAAGCAAGTTATGAGGGTCCGATTCCCTCTGTCCGCTCTCAACAACAAAAGGAGGTTTCTTCATGCATAGGTTATGAACCTATACAGGAGGAACTAAATGTCTCGCAAGAGAAAATCCAAGCGCGAGAACAAGCGCCTGGACAGCAAGAAAGCACGAGCAGCCGAGAAGGCCGCTCTAGAGGGTGGTCACGCCAAGGTAGTCCGTAGCGAGAAGTGGACCGTTAAGGATGATCGGCAGCCCCCTCTCATGGACGACGCCCCTTCGGGTAAACCCCAAAGGAAAAAGAAGTCCAAGAAGGAGATCAAGTACTGCCTCGCTCGCCAGCATTTGGGCGAAGGAAAGAAGCGACACTACTTCATCGAGAGAGAAATTGAAATTACTCCCTACGAATGGGAGGTAGATCCCCAGCCCCGCTTTTCCTTGGAAAAGCGCTGCATGTATTGTGACGTTCGCCGCGTTAGAGGCGGATGGGGTAGATGGCGTTGGGGTCGTTTGGTGTAATCGGCGGGTAGAGGAGTCGAATCCTCTACCTGTCTTAGCCTTATTCCCTACTCAACCCAGGGAAATTGGCACGGGGGCGTCCCGCATTGGGTTGATGCCGGTAGGCCTTAAACGGTGTCGGCGGTTGATGCCCCCAATTATTCTGTTATCCTAGTTCAAAACCCAAAACAAGGAAGGACCCATAACCCAATGGGACGAAGAAAGAAGAAGCCGGGGCGTACCCTGGCGGTAGTAATTCAAGACAGGTCCGGATCTATGAAAGGCCGGATTGCAGCCACCATTAGTGGCTTTAACGAGTACGTGCAAACACTGCGCGATGACCCTGAGCGCGGAGAGATCTTGCTTAGTCTTACTCAGTTCGATAATCGCGTTAATAGCGTCTACACGGGAGTGCCCCTTGCGGAGGTCCCTGAGCTAGACACTACTAGCTACGTTATTGGCGGCATGACGGCACTCTATGATGCCGTTGGGCGCACTGTGCGCAAGGTGGAGAAGATCGCCAAATCTGGCGACAAAGTGCTCGTAATCGTCATGACTGACGGCGGTGAGAACTCCTCCAAGGAGTACACCCAGCAGGCGATCCTAGATATGTTCCGCCAGAAGCGCGAGCAAGGCTGGGAGTTCGTCTTCCTAGGTGCTGGTGAAGAGTCGTGGAGCGCAGGCATGAGCCTTGGCTTTGACCATGCACATACGGTCTTCTACGGCAACTCAGAACATGCTCACGAAAGAACCTATGCCAGTCTAGGTGCTTTAACCTCAGATCTGTCGCGTAGTGTTCCTGTGGCCGCCTCGGTTAGCTTCCAGAACACCAAAGCGGGCATGGAAGATGAATCGGGGGCATCAAAGCTCTGGAGTCCAGAAAACGAACCGCCTACCGAAGCCAAGGTCCCCAAGATCAAGACTGGCGGTAAGGAAAAGACTTAGATGTACGTTGAACTTCCTCACCATCATCACCATCATCACTGCCACGGGCACTGCCGGTGTCATAACGTGTGCTCCTGTGGATGGTGCTATAGCTGTCATCGGTATGTTTTCTGGGGTAACCGAGAACCTTACTGGACCAGCGGTACAACTCTAGGCGGTATGGCTCCGCGTTTAAACACCTGTAGTCATTAGTTGGGTGGCCCACCAGCCCTCGAATCCGCGCAAGCGGGCGAATGGTGGGATTAGGCTCTATGGGCAAGTTAGGTCATGTCGCCTCCTTCATACGGAGTGAGATCGCTGGTTCGAATCCAGCTAGAGCCACTTAGTTAAATTCTAATTCCGGGCGCGACTTTTTCTCTTAGCACTACCTTGCCGTAATAGGTGCTATGAGTTCTCTTTCCAAAGTCAAGAATATCCTCACGGGCGAGGAACCTTTGGGTGCCTCTCGTCTCGCCAAGAGCCTCCCGGTTGAGAAGAACCCTCCGGTTATCCACCCCAATAATCAGCAGGCATTAGCTGCTGAACCCGAAAAGGCCCCCCACGCCGACTTCTGGAGCCCCCTCGGGTTCAACAACGCTAAACAGCGTGGCGCCATCCGTGGCAAGGCCTTTGCCGCCGCCTATACGGGCTACCTACACCGAGGTCATATGACCTACACAGAGGGGCCATCGCGATGGTCCGGTATAGCTGGCCATCATCGCGCCTATCGACACGAATACCCCCCTTTTGCGGATTGTTCAGCCTTCGTGACTTGGTGTCTTTGGGATGCCACTCGTGCCGAGAGGACTTGGGACTTTGTTAATGGGGCTAATTGGTCTGGTGGCTACACGGGTACGATGACCCAGCATGGCATTGATGTCTCGTGGGGAAGCCTCCTTATGGCCGATGCCGTCTTCTATGGCGGATCCTGGTCTGTGCCAGCCCATGTCGCTATTTACATCGGCCACGGCAGAGTGATCAGCCATGGCATGCAGGGCGATCCCCGAGTTTACCCTGTTAACCTATACGGAGCACTTCCAATCCGTCGATTCAAGAGGTACATTAGATAATGCCAGCTAACGAACCAACCACAACTGAAGTCGGCCACTCTCTGGCCGTTTTTGGAAACTATCGAGTCCTTCGATCTCAGCAGCTATGTGAGGCGAACGAAAACTTTCCTCATCCCAGCACTGCGATGGCGCTTGGACTGCGCGAGACCGGCCTAGCCAACATCGATGGTGGCGCTGTTATGGAAAATGGCGTATGGGTAAGAACCTTTACAGATCGAGGCTGTTTTCAGATTGCCGAATCAGAGGCTCGTGACTGGCTCAAATCGGTTCCTGGTTGTCCCGAAGGGCAGTGGGGTCCGAAGGCGGGGCATAATGCCCTAGAGCCTCACTACTGCCCTCGTTTCACCGATGCGCTTGAATACACCATCAGGGAGTTCAATGGGCATCGTAGGCAAGCCGAGGAAAACTTTGTGGCCAGCAAGGATCTTGAACGCTTCTGCGTAGCTGCCCATAACGCTGGATTCACTGGCGCCCTAAATGGTTATCGCGAAGGCAATGTAGATAAAAACACCGCCCTAGGTGACTACAGTGCCTGGGTCCTCAAGTATGCCAAGGTAATTCACAACTGGGTGGTAGCTCATCCCCACTGGGTATACGACGGTCAACCTCTGTAGGTTAATTATGGAGAGCGACCGTGACGCATCTAGCATTCTTTCTCACCCACTGGTTTCACTATAACTACTACGAACCGGGCCACCCTTTCTATGAAAAGGCGGTTTGGGGGAACGTTTTTGTAGTTTTTATTTTGGCACCTCTTGGGTGGGTCTGGGCAAAGACGAAGTTCTGGCCCCTAAGACCCCTAAGGGAGGGCGTAAGGGGACTCCATAAGAAGCTCGACGCTCACCACCAGGCCGTGCTCCAACACCACAAGGCCGTCATGGAGCATCAGGAACATCAGACGCGCCTCATGGAGGAGGTTCATTATCTCGCCCATACCGGAAAATCTCATCCCCGCGTGGACAACCGAATAAAAGCCAAGAAGCCCATTACTCCAATCAAGTCGCCTCCCGTTAAGTAAGAAGTGATAACCACCGGAGGTAAAATGTCAAATCCAACTCCCGACTACCCGACCGTTCAGGAAGCATCTCAGGATGTTGCCCAGGACGTTCCTGGTGTAGTCAAGGACGTAAAGTCCGGGGACTATGTTGCGGTTGCAGGCGATCTGGAGCATGGCTATTCAACGCTAAGCCCTCTAGTCCCGCACCTTGTGCAGGAGGCTAAGGCTGGCTACAAGACCACCGAGTTCTGGCTGGTAATTGCGTATGAGATTCTTACACAGAGCGGCGCAATTCACTTGCCTGGTACTTGGGGCAAATTGGTAGCAGGTGTCTCAGGTCTAGTCGCATATGTCCTCTCTCGCGGTATCGCGAAGAGCGGGACACCCAACGAAGTTCCAGTTAAATAACTCAGAAAGGCGCCTAAGGGCGCCTTTCTTCTTAGTGGGGCACGCACACTAATAGGTGATGAGAACGCTTCCCTTTATGGGCCTAATCATGTGGGATCAGATCCAGGATCCCTACGACCATACCCAGGCTGCTAATAACTTTGCCAAGCTAGACGCCCACGATCACACCCCTGGTCGCGGTGTTCAGTTAACCACCCAGAGCATCGAAGGGGAAGCCATCACTACGGCGCTCCTCTCTTCCGAATCTATCACGACGGCTAAGCTAGCCAAAGAATCCGTAACGGGTGAAAAGATCGGCGCTGGTGGAGTTAAATATGAAGAAGGAATCTTTGCTAGCAGACCGAGCGCTGGTAAAAAAGGTCGTATTTACTATGCAACAGACACAAAACTGTATTCGGTAGATACGGGAGCCGCATGGAATGAATTGCAGCCCAAGCTGGCTGCTGGTGAAAGCTATAGTTTGCTGAAAACCGTCTCGAAAGCGGAAGCAGAAACGGGCTTTACGCCAAGCGCTACACGCGCCGCTTTCGTGGAGGTCATGTCTGTTGCAGGCAGTCTGAGCGGCGAAATCACCGTGAACGGAAAAAGGGTTGCAGCCCCGGCCGGGAAAAGTGGTTGCTCGTTCATCGTGCCGCCAGGTGGCACATGGAAAGGCACGGGCCTGCTGGAAGAAGTAACGACGCTAATACTTTAGAATATGTTTACTTCATCACATATGGGGCTCGTCATCTGGGACGACGCCGAAGATGATTTTGATCATTCCCAGCTAGCTGCCAATTTCGAGGCTATCGATGCCCACGACCACACATCCGGAAAGGGCAAGCCGATCTCGGCCTCCGCGATTGAATCCGCCTCTATCACAAGCACCCAATTGGCGGAAGAAGCCGTACAGGCTAAAAACATTCAGAATAACTCTGTCGGGACCGAACAGATTGACCCCGGATTTCTCCCGCTAGGGACCGTCATCCAGTGGTATCGCAAAAGTTCAGAAACCCCCATCCCCGGTGACTACGAGGTAATGGATGGTCGGGAATGGAAAACCATTACTAATAAAATGGGCTACAATACGGGAAATATTCCCAATATGCGCAACAAGTTTGCCAAGGGGGCCGTAGCGTCAGGTGAAGGGACCACGATTGGGGAAACAGGTGGATCTGCGACAATTAACCTATCCCACGCCCACGTAGTCGAATCTCACACCCACAGCTTTCCCGCCCACACGCACAGCGTGCCTGCCCACACGCACGGAATTATTCCTGATGGCGAACACGCTCACGCCTACTCCGGTAACTTCCCCACGCCGGGGGTTTACAACCTCTTCCAGCACCGAGTAGGCATTCCTAAAGGAACGGCGGAAGGGGAATATACTCAGGCCCTCAGGCTTGCCAATTCACACAATACGGGCGAACCAGAATTTGAAGTTCCAATGCTTGTTGTTGCCGATCACGCTCACACGGGGAGCACGACTGCGACAGGCACAACTACGGGCGCGACCTCGGGGACCAGTGGGGGCACGGCTCCCAACACGGACTCCAAACTCAGCAACGTAAATATAGAACCACCTTGGGTGGGGCTCTTATTTTTGATGAAGTGTAGATAACAAGCTTACAGAATTCTCGAAAAGTATCGACCAGAAGTCCTGCGCTAGTTTTTGATGAAGTGCCGTTAGTGAATAGTTGATGTTGAAGTAGTCCCTTGGGGCTGCGCACCGTATACACATCATCCAACACTACAAAGGTAAACAGATATAATGCCACCCTTTCTCCCCGTAATGGGACTTAACCGTTCTCAGCAGGTTCGCATAGGAGGACAAAAGGTCACCTACGGCAAGGTCACATATGTGGACCTCGGAGGACTCTCTTCAGTTGTTGCAGCCCCCACGGCTACAGAAACAGAAGAAAGTGAATCTACTCCAGGTCTAGAAAAAGAAACAGCCTATTACTACGTAATTACGGCTACTGATGCTTTTGGCGGCGAGACTCCGCCATCTTCTGAGCTTAAATCAGGAGCGGCCCTTAAAGGCTCTAACGCCACTGGTAAACACCACAACGTTAACACCCTAGAATGGACCGCTGTTCCCAACGCAACCGGGTACAACGTCTATCGTGGTACGGAAGCAGGTAAAGAGAAACTTCTCGCATCTGTAACCACCAACAAATACGAAGACGCTGGTGCAGCCACAAAAGAAGGAACTCCTCCTTCTACCAACAACACCTATGTTGCTGGTAAAGCTGCCGTCTCGGCAAAGAAGGAGCTTAAAGAACACACCACCTATGGTGCGCTCATTCCGGTAGGCCCCATCACGGCATCCAACCTAGATTGGGTTCCGCTAAATGAAGCCGCCGCTTGGGAACTTTCACTTGAATCTGAAAAAGTGAAAGTTAAAGAAGCTAAAGAACTTCGCCAGCGAAGCACGGGTATCTTCCGCGCCTCTGGTCCAGCCACAGCTTCCATTTCTTCGATCAAATCGACTGCAAGCAACGAAAAATATGTTGCTGTTGTCTACAACACCATCACCAACGTTGTAGAAGGAATTGTTGGGGAAGATGAAAAGGAAAAAGAAGCCTCTATCACCAAGGTACTTGAAAAAGTAACTGGTAATCAGCAGCTTCTCTACTTGCTCAACACCAAGGGAACGACCAAAACAGTCACTAACGCAACAACTCAGGTTCCCACCAACCCTCCGGTTATCGCTCGCGTATAGCCACAATCCAGTCAAGGCAACGGGCCACTGTAAAAGGGTGGCCCGTTGCGTCTTAACAGTCAGATGAATGATTTTGCCCCCACCTCTCCCACCTTGGAGACCCCAAATACGGTCATCCATACCCAGAAGCAGTTCTCGGATAGTCTCACCCAGGAACTGACGGACGAAGAGATCAAGCAGGCCCTAGCTCTCCTTGTTCCTCTTAAAACCAAGTGGAGCCAGCGATTCATAAGCAAGCTCACGCACGACGCTTCCTTTAGGCTCGATGACGCTCTTGAGATGTTGTCAGAAATGAGCGATGAGTTCACCTATCGCCTCGCCACTGAGCTAAACGTCCTAGCCACCGTGGATACCACTCCGCTCCTAGAGGGTAAGGGGCCACAGATCGAATGGATTGGCGTAATGCCCGGACATGATCTCAATAAGCATGGCTTCGACCATGAGAAGAAGGCTTGGGAGGCTCGAAAGGCTAAGGAGCGCGGGGAAGACTTCTTAGGCCAGAAGGAAGAGACCAACACAGGGAAGGCCAAAAAGCGTAATAAAAATGGGTAGCGGGATCAACCTACTTGATCAGATCGAAAATACCCTTGCCCCAAAAGAGATCGGCATAATCGAGTTCGCTACCAGTAGCGACTACTGCAACAAGCAGACCCTATTCCCGGCACAGGAAACCCTTCTCAAGCTCTACTTCTTGGAGGAGCTTAGCGGCTATGAGGAGGACATCCTCACTTACTGGATCAACGGTGGCCGTAACGGCACCGAGATCACTCTCTCTCCCAACATCAGAGAGCGCACCGAATGGTTGCGCCAAAGTGGTTATAAACACTTCAGGGAGATAATCCTTCCTGGTGGCCGTCGTAGCTCCAAGGGTTACACCACCGGCCTAGCTATGGCTAAGATGATGTGGGACACGCTCTCTCTAGGCGATCCCGGAAACTATTACGGTATTGACCCCGAGAAGGAGATCTTCTTCTCTTGTGTGGCTGGTTCTGAGCAACAGGCCAAGGAGTTCCAGTACGCCGATCTCTCCTCTACCATCGAGACCTGTAAGGCTTTTGATCCCTACATCGTCAAGTCCCTAGAGACCGAGATTCGTGTGGCTACCGAGGCTGACTTGCGTAAAGCTAATGCTGCACGGAGTACAGGTAACAAGGTACAGAAGGACATCGCCCGCCTTCGCGGCAAGGCTCTAGCGGCTAACGCCGGTACTCTTCGTGGTTCGGCCACGATGGCTCTATGTGTGGACGAGATGGCGCACATGATCCCCGGTGAGTCCAAGGCTGCCGCCGATCAGGTATATGCGGCTGCTGAGCCCTCCCTGGAACAGTTCGGACTAGACGGCATCATGTTTCTTAACTCCAGCCCGTACTCCAAGGTGGGGATGTTCTACGAGCGCTACATGGACGCTCTCATTAACTTCGATCCTACTAGGCCTATGGATACCGTCCTTCACGGAGAGGCGGCCGAAGACATGGATAGGGAGGATTTAAACGGCGATCCTCGCATCATGGCCTTCCAGTTCCCATCCTGGGCGCTCTACGAGGGCTATCAGAAATCCCCCAGGCGTAAATACATCAAGCATGTTATTGTGGCCTCCCCCGATTGGGATCCCGAGGAGCTTGACGAGAACGGAGAGCCCCTATGGAATGAAACTGATCGCCAGCGCATCATGCAGGCCCGCGCTAAGGAGGCTCAGAACCCCGAGACCTATAAGGTTGAGCGTCGAGGGAAGTTCGCTGAGGTCACAGACGCCTTCCTCCTCCCGCACATGGTAGATCGCATGTTCCAGGGTGTACCTAATGAAATTGTGTGGAAAGACAATCAGGCCACCTACAAGCTTCAGCCCATTTTCACCAACAGGGGACAGGATGCCATCAATCTCTATCAGTACAAGTTCCATCTCGATCCGGCTTCAACCACGGCTGGCTTCGGATTTGCTATCGCTCATACCGAGATGTTCGACACCCCTGATGGGCGTCAGGAAATGCACGTCATCTTTGATCTCGTGAAGCGTTGGCAGGCGAAGGAATTCGGAAAAGTAATTGACTGGAAATATGTTCGCCAAGAGGTCATCGCCTATGCGGAAATCTTCCGACCATTCGAGATCACACTCGATCAGCACCAGTCCGCTGAGCCCATCCAGTTGATGATGGAAGAATGCCAAGCTAAGGGCATCAACACCCGAGTGTATGAGAAGGTAGCCACCAACGAACTCAACTGGAAGCGTTGGGAAGTGTTCAAGACGGCTCTCTATGGCGGTCTTGTGCATGCCCCTCTCGACACAGACGATCTAGTGTACGCCTCCAATGAGCTTAAGTTCCTCCAGGAGATCAAAACAGGAGGCAAGTTCCCCCGCGTGGATCGCCAGGAACTAGGCCCGGTGCAGACCAAGGATATGGCCGACTGTATCTGCGAGTGTACCTTCTCCTTGATTGGTAATCTAATGGTTAATCGCGCAAGGGAGCGCCTTGCTAATTCCTCTCTTGTTGGGGGCGCCCCAGGTGGATACGGAATTGGCTTCTCGGGGTTGCCCCAGGGAGGCTCAGGACCCGTAGGGATTTCTGACTTCTATTCCCGCCGAGACGAAAAGGAAGCTGAGGCTTATCGCAATCCTGCTCGTGGAGTTCTAGGCCGAGGCCGAGGTGGTAGGCGTGGGGGCAATAAGGCAAGATGGTGAAAATAAAACCATCGGGTAAAGGGTAATCGAGGATAGAAACCTACTTTCTTTCCAGGTTTAACTAGATCATAAGAGTTGATGGGAAAGCAATACCCAACCTACGTAAGGGACAATGGTGAAGTACTGGCCTTCTTCGAGGGGCGAGTAATTGCCCGCAGCCCTAGCTTCGCTAAGACCGAGGAGACGGCTGTTGATTATTTGGACAATCTCCAGAAGAAGCGGGATGAGAACACCGAGGAGAAGGTCCGCAAAGCAGCCACTCACGTAACCACCCCTAACGGCCTCAAGGGAGAGATCCTTAGCCGCGTAGATGGCATCTGGGGAGAAAAGGAGCTAACAGTACGCTTCGAGAATGGCCGCATCGCCAAATTCTCCTCTCATGGTGGCGAGGTCTACTCCAATGAGCGCTCAGCTAGCACTGCCACTACTCCTATCGCGGCCCTACGCGAGGAGCTAGATGGCTCCTACGACCACAACGTTGAGGGTTTAACAGAACGTACTAAGGGTCTTTCAAGCATCGTTAGGACGGCCTCCTCGCTGCTTGAAAAGGGCGCCTCATATTCAGATGAAAGCGACCTACACAAAATTGTTCTTGAGGCCGAGCATGAGAAGGGTGAAGTTGAAAGCGCCCTTGACTATCTAAAGCAAGCTGATGCTGAGGTTATCGATCCCATTAGGCCAGAATTTAAGGCTGAGCAAGCTGATTTCGGCCATAGCAAGGACAACAACTGGCTGGATCACACGGTTCAAGAGATGATTGATGAGTCCGAGGGGATTAACTTCGATCAAGTCCTTGAGGAGGAACCACCTCTATTTGCGGCAGAGCTAGAAACAGGTACCTTGGCCGACCAGGGAGCCACCGCAGAAATGGCTCTCTCTCACATCACAGCCAAGACGGCTGCCTTCCAGGGACCAGAGGTCGAGGCCTACAGGGAGAAATATGTAGGCGCCGTAGAGATGGCACGAAGGGCCGAGCTTGCAGATCGTAAAGAGGCCATGCACAAGCAGGCGTCGGAGGAGCAGAGTCAAGCCACCGATGCCCCGGATGAGGCATTGTTCTTGTAATGGATTTTGGTGTATTTGAAGTACTTGCAGCCGACGAAGAGGATGTTCGACTTTCCTCTCGTAAGGCCCTACTCCTAGCTGAGCAGCGCATCTCCAAGTCGCTAGGTTCGTGGCTGGCTAGCCCCAAAACGGCTAAGGATTTCGAGGCTGCTTACGAGTACTCGAAGGATCAGTTCGAGACAATCGTCCGTGAGGCCTGCGAAGAGGTAGGCCACGGCAATTCAGAGGCTATTGCCAATACCCTTAAGGTTCATTATCGTTTGGCTGCTGTTAAGGCGGCTGAACTAGATCCTGGATACGACCAGAGTCCTAATGAAACTCGACAGGATGCTGAGCTTGAGGATGATGAGGACGACGATGACGAGGATGACAAGAAAAAGAAGTCATCGTCAGTACACGAGGCACGTCGCCCCCGCATGTGCCCCTACCACTCAGAGGTAGTTGACATCGCTCTAGGAAGCGGAGACCCACAGGCTGGATACAACGCCATGGCTCAGCACGCTTGGGGTACTAACCACTGTCAGGGTGGCGAGTACGCAGGCGGCAAATGCAACTTCAAGCGCGAGATGGTAACCCAGTCCTACTGGGATGACCGACAGAAGAACCTTGATGAGAAACGACAGCTTCGCCAGGAACAAACTGGTGAAGTTCCTCTACCGACACAGGAGACGCTACCAGAGGACACTATCGATCAGGATCTCTCAGAGCCCACAGGTGAGTCAGATGGATTTGACAACGCCGACACCCAGGGTCCAATTGATGTTAATCCCATCTCGGACTCTACGATGGCACTTGCCGCTAGCGTGCAGGACGTAGTGCCCCTCAAGGAGGAAAGGGATGAAGTCCCGGATCGCGTCTCCGCATCCCCAAAAGGCCAGGAGTACAACCCCTCTAACCAGAGGGACGAGTCGGGAAAGACGGTCCCGTGTCCACAGTGCGGTGGAGACGGAAAGACTTCAAATAATAAAGAGTGCCCTAAGTGTCAGGGCAAAGGCAACGTTAACGACTG